AGGATTAACATCTGGAGGTAGATCAATAAGAACAGATATTGCTGCTCAAAATTTTAGTAATGGATATTTAGCAAATACATCTTATGCTGCAACAAAGAATGGTTTCCCTACTATTAATTATGATGGAAAACTTAATACAGCTATTATACAAGAAGTAAAGAGAACATCCTTATATCTTGAAGAAATAGAAAATGCTTTAACAAAAGATTATACTAAAAGATTTAATAAAGTTTTACCTAAAGGTCAAGTTGCTGCTGCTGTAAAAACTAGAGTAGACCAAGAAGTTTCCAAGTATATAGATATGGAAGAAGGTGATGGTCAAGGATGGATCACACTAGATGGCTATAGGTTATTAAAAACAAATGAAAATAATTGGTCTAATGCTCAAGAAGTTTTATTTCAAAAAATAATAAATGGTACTGAAGTATCTGTTGCAGATATAACAGAGTTCTTTCCAGCATATAAATTACAAAATTTTGGTCACTTATCTGGTACAGGATTACCTGTAAATGCAATGCATAAGTTTTCACTTATGCCTCTTATACCAAGTATGATTCAAAATTCTGATCTTCAATCTTTGCATGAGCAAATGATGAATAAGAATATTCAGTATGTTACTTTTCAATCTGGTTCTAAAGTAGGTAGTGTTACATCTGAAGTAAATGAAAAAGGTGAAGCAGTAGCAGATGAAATCTATGAAAAAAATACTGATAATAAAACTTTAAAGGCAGACATTAAATTTACACCTAATGTTATTTATGTAGAGTATTTAAAAAATGTTACAGCTGTCCCAACTAAATTTAAAAATAAAACAATATTTCCTACTCAGTTAAGAAAGTTAATTCTTAACGGTATGTATGAGAATGGCAAAATAATTAATGAAGAGAAGAATGGAGAAGCTATTAGAGCATATGAACTTGCTGTAGATCATCACAGTGCTGTACTTAAACTTGAATTACTTAATGAAATAGGATATACATATGATCCTAAAACTAAAAAGTATACAGGTAACATTAATCAGTTTTTAAATGTTGTTCAAGATGAACTTGAAAAAAGAGAGTTACCAGAACATCTAATTCAAATGGTTGGTCTCAATAGAGACAAGTCACTTAAGACTGATTTATCATTACACTTAAAAGCAGATGAGATAGAAAAGATTCTTGTTTCTCTTGTAGAAAAAAGATTAATTAAACAAAATATAAAAGGTGAAGCTTTTGTTCAAGTAGCAAGTTCTATGACTAATGGAATTTGGGATTCACAAACAAGATTCAGAAATGCTACTTTAGCAGACCAAAAAAAATACATTGGTACAAATAATTTACCTTTCTTTAGTGAAGAGTCTACAGATCTTGATGTTAAATATAAAGACTACACTAAAGAAAAACTTGCTGAATTACTTAAAATAAATAAAGGTATACTAGTAGATCAAGCAAACTACTATACTGCTAGAAATAGATACAACTTAAGAGTTGAAACTGATTATTTAGAAGCTGTACTTGCTGGTAAAAAACCAAAAGTAAAATTAGTTAGTAATACATCTGCAATGAAAGTTGCTATTTCTTTACAAGGAGACTTTTTAAATCTTTTAAAATTAAAAGATACAAATGGAGAACCTATAGGAACAAGACAAAGACTTAATGAACTTATTAAAGATGAAGAATGGTTAAATAAAGATGATAACAGAAAAGCAGTAACTCTTACTGGTGTTAGAATACCAGTACAAGGAGTTAACTCTATGGAATTCATGGAAGTATATGAGTTTTTAGATCCTTCTGCTGGAGGTATTATAATTCTTCCAACAGAAATAGTTGCTAAATCAGGAGCTGACTTTGACATTGATAAATTAACTACATTTTTACCACATATTGATAAAGATGGCAATTTTGTTAAAGGAGGAATATCTACTGAAGCTTTAGAAGCTGAAGTAGCTAGATTAAATAAAACAAAAGATGGAAAAAAAGATGTCTTTAATTTAATTAAATCACAAAAAGCTGCTTCTGAAAATAATTTAATTACTACAATAAGAGGTATTCTAGAACTAGAAGATAATTTTGTAAGCCTAATAAGACCTAATGATACATATTTATTAAAAGAAATTGCTGATAATTTAAAGAAACAATTTACAGGAGCTACTAGTCAAGGCATTAGTCCAACAAATACATTAGAAGTAGAATACAATATGGCCAAGCATGATGAAAACATGGTTGCTAAAAAAGTATTAGGTATTATAGCTCTAGAGAATGCATTAAATCCAATATTTAATTCAGTTGGTGCAACAATGCCTTTAACTTATAAAGAATCAAGTTATAATAAAGCTGGAAAATTAATTGAAGGAGATATTGATTATGATGTAAGACTATTAGTTCCACACAATAAAACTAAAGATGGTAAAATATCTTTATCAAGTATTTATAGTGCAGATGGAATGGATGAAATTTCAGAATTATTTTCTCAAAGTTTAAATGGTGCCCTAGATGCTGAAAAAGATGCTTGGATATTTTTTATACAAGGAAATTTAGAACTTGTTCCAATGTTACTTTTCTTATTTAAAGCAGGTGTTCCTAGAATGGAAGCTATAATGATGGTATCACAACCATTAGTAAGAGCATATGCTGAACAACAAAGATTTATAAAAAGTGCTTATGCTCCAGTTACTGGATTAATTGATAAAGATTATAATATTGCATTTGCAAAATATACTGCAGCAAATAATGTACTAAATTATAAATCTATTTTTGAATCAAGTCTATATCAATCTAGTATTAAACAAAATTTAGAGAAGATTATGCCTGAAGCTAATCTTTTAAAACTTAAAGATGCTTTAAATAAAAAAACTCCTTATGGAGAAGATATTGAGATAAATATTATTATAGGAACTAAACCAGGAACTGATAGAAATGGTAAGGCTATAGAAGTATTTGATTTAGAAAAAGTACCAACTACAAAGCAAAAGCTACTTAATGATCTTTCTAAAGGTACTATTGATATAAAACAACTTTATTCTGTAAATTATCCTAAACAAGGAAAACTACCAGCTACTGGAGTCTTTATACAAATTGGTGAATTTGCTGTATCTAATGCAAATTTTTATTATACAGCAAAAGCAGCTACTAAAGGTATAAAAGAATTTAGTTTAAAAGAATTAGAAGATATTGTCATGACTGGTGATTCAACTTCTCCTAAAGCTCTTGCAGTTTTCTTACATGTTCTAGAACTTGAAAAATCTTCTAAAGGATTTAGTACTCTTAAATCATTAAGTAATCCAGATACTAAAACTTCTAAAACTATTCAAGAAATAGTTAGAAGAAATGTATCACTAGAAGATGCTAAAGAACTTTCAAAATTAGATGATGGTTTAGTTGAAGCTATGCAAGATTCTATATTAGGTAGCTTTTTTGATAACCAATTAATTAAAGATCTAATAATTCCTTTATTTCAATTAAGAAATAATGATAGGGTGACTAATTATATTCTTCAAAAAATAGAAACACATCCTAATCTTATAACTGATAGATTTGGAAAAGGACAAGATGGTGTAAGTCAATTTATTACACAATTTAAAAATGCAATTCCTAATTACATATTTCAAAACTACATGTCTCACTTTATAGATGAGAATGGTGAGTTAACAAATATGCCATCTGAGTTTAACAATTTAAAAGTTAAACAAAAAGATAAAGTTATAAGAGGTGCACAAGTAGTTGGTGATACTATATTTGTTGATGAAGCAAAATTAAAAAAAGATTATGCTGATAAAGTTTATTTAAATACTAATACAACAACAAGTGCCTATAATAATACAGGTTTAAAAGGATTTGATACTGAGGACAATATGTTCCCTAATGAATCTTCTTATGTAAGATATGTATTTGAAAGAGAATATCAGAGAAATGCATTCCCTATTGATTCTTTAAAAACTAATAAAGATTATTTAAAAATAAAAAGTATTTTAAGTAATGAAGGAGTTCCTGAAAATCAGGTATCTAAATTAGCATATGAGGAATATACAAATCAGCAAGCTCTTCTTAATGCATATAATGGACAAGCTATAAGTGGTATTGAAAATAATTCATATACAGATATGGTTATGAATATCATACAAGAGTTTCCACAACTAAAAAATAAATATCCAATTATTTCTCAATTTAGTAAACCTTTAACAATAACAAAAGTTTTTGCTAAAACTGGAGAAGAAGCATTTGGTGCTCCTAAAGTTGAAATTGTTCAAAATTTTGTATTAACATTAAATGATGTTAAAATGCTTAAGGACGGGCAACTTGCAGAAATATATTATCAAAATTTACTTGACCTAGCAGATAGCACTATTAAGAAATCTTCAAATACTGAAGATAATGCAAGGATTAGTAAGTTATTTGCTCAACTACCTCTAATGATGATCTATCAACATGGTATAGGATACAGTGCTTTAGGATTTAATGAAGCATTACCTTATGATGATTATCTCAATGTTATGCAAACAGCATCTGTAATATTTGAGGAAAAGGTACTAGATGTGAATACTTTAAATACAATTTTTAATTTACTTACAAATCCTCTTAATAAAAAAATTAAGAATTATGTAGCTCCTAAAGCAACAGAGTTTAAAAAAGCCCCAGTTGTTGAAACACCAGAAGTACCTGTAGTTAATGTTGAAGATCTTGATTCATCTGTGTTAGCTTTATTAAAGAAAAATTTAGTTAATAAACCTATTCAACCATCTACTAGTGTTAATAGTAAATCTTCAATAGTTAAAAACAATTGGACTAAAGATTCGCCAAAAGAAAATCCTAACACTGCTTACATATTTACTGAAAATATAAATTCTATAGGCTCTTCAAGAGTTGGTGGAGGAAGTGCAGTTATTAGAAATAATCCAAATGCAATAGGTATAGTAACTAAAAAGTATTATGTATATGAAGAAGATAGAGCTACTTCAAAAATAACTGGGGGGTGGAATCAAGATTTTCAAGATACAGAAGCTGATTTTGAGTTATTTAAAAAAGTAAATTTAGAACAATTTGCTAAAATAGATAAGTATGAAACTAAAATATTTCCTCAAGGATTTGCCTCTGATTTAGCTAAAATACCAACAAGATTTGCAGAATGGTTACAAAATGAATTGTTAAGTAGATATGGATTAGTTACAGAGCTAAATGCTAATAAAACAGGATTGATTAGTAAATCTATTACTCAACCATCTACTAGTGTTGAAACAGAAGTGGTAATTCCAGGTGTTGAAATTAAAAGAAATGTTATAACTAAAGAAGAACAACTTGAGTTATTTAATATTCTTAAACCTTATATTGAAAAACAAGGAGCTACAACTAATAAAGCTACTAGTGCAAATGTAATGATTGGATTAGGTTTAAGATGGGATTATAAATCAAATAATCCTAATTATAAAGCTATTGAAATAAAAAATATTATTGTACCTGGAAGTAGTGCTAAGTATGGTTATTATGAAGTATCTATTAATGGTCAACCATTAGGTCCTATTAATCCTAGAATTAAAACATTAATGTCTAAAGCTACTGGTATAGATGCTACTGATTATGATGGAGCTATAATAAATCTTTATAAGGATGAAACTTTTATAAGTGCTCATAATGATGTAGATGAAGCTGCTGATGCTATTGGTTATCCTGTTCTTGTTCTTAATATAGGTGGTAGTGGTAATTTTAGTGTTCAACAAACTGGTAAATATGAACCAACTCCTCTTAATGCTGGAGATTCATATATTTTTGGTTTAAATGGACAAAATAGAAAAGTAATGCATAGAACTTTTCCATCAAAGCAAGATGGATTTTTACCTGCAATAACTACAGAAATAGATGGAAAAAATTATGAAAAAGGAAGTTATAGAATATCTATTACTTTAAGAAGAGTTAAAAATTTAGAACCTGGAATGCCTAAAACACCAGCTAAAGTTGTTACTCAATTACCATCTAGTATTCAAGAAAATGTTATATCTGGTAATAAGCCTGATGTAAACATAAGAGAAAAGTATTTTAAAGATTCAGAGATAGTAAAGGTATCAGTATTATTAAATGCTATAGGTGAATCAAATCATCCACTAAATACATTAGCTAAACATTTAAAATCATTTGCTAATATAAATGATGTAGATGTTTTATTAAAAGAACAAGTTGGTTTTAATAATAATCCTAACTTTTTAAGTAGAGGGTTTTATGATAATTATAATAATAATATTTCTATTGCAGAATTTGCAAATGTAAGAAATGGTCAAAGTGAGACTTTATTACTTCATGAAATTTTACATGCTCTATCTTATAAAGCACTAAGAAAAAATAATGAATTTAATAAAGACTTTCAAAAATTATATGATCATAGCATTAATCAGCTAGGAAAATTTAATACAAAAGACTTAACTGGACCTTATGCTAATTATACAATTGATGAATTTTTTGTAGCTTTGTTTACAGATGCTAAATTTATTACTCAACTTAAAGAATTAGCACCTGCTGATGTTAAAAATTATAAGAACTTATTTGAAGAAATAATAGATGCTATATTAAATGCTCTTGGCTTAAATAAAGGTAGTTCAGCATATAATCAAGCATTTGCAATAGCAAGTAATATACTTCAAGAAGAAAGTGAACAACAAGAGAGTATAAGAGCTTATAATGAGTCAGCATCTTTTGAAGATTTATCTGAAGCAATGCGTGATAGAGAACAATATGAAGCTGAAAATAATCTTAATTCTCCAGAAGGTTTACCAGGAATAGAAAGAACATCACTTGATTGTCAGTAAAAAATATTAAATTTATATAAAAATATATTATGCCTTGTCCAATTCAAATAAAAGCAAATTTAACTCAACAAGTTTATGATAAAGGCCAACCAGGTCTTTTAATGAATTTGGCTAATGCTAATAAATTAGCTGCTGAAATAAATGCTATATATGGTGCAAAAGTTATTTCTTTTACAAAATATACAGAAGATGAATTAGAAAGAAATATAACTATACCACAGTCTTTAATAGATACTTATTATGCTAGTGAACTTGAAAAAGAAATAGCTGAGTTAAAAGAAATAGAAAGACAAGCAGAAGAACTTCAACGCCAAGATTCTATTAGAGCAGGACTAATTGATAATGTTTTAGAAGATGAAGTCTTTAAAAAAGAATCAGATGAAAGATCTAATCAAAGAACTATAGAAAATTATTTTACAGATAAAGTTTTAGAACATAGAGATTTAGAAATTGCTGAAAAATTAGGTGAAAAATATGCTAAAGCTTTTGGAATTGGTTATGATATAATAACTCCTGCAGATGCTGCTATTTTACTTTCTGAAAGTCCAACTCCATATACTAATGATGTATCTGCTTTTTATTATAATAATAAAGTATATTTTATAAAAGGAAAGTTTAGTGCAAGTTCTGTTATACATGAGTTTGCACACCCTTTAGTTAAAGGAATTGCTATTCAAAATCCTAAATTATTTAATAATTTATTTAATCAGTTAACTCAATCTGCAACAGGATTAGAAGCTATAAAGCATGTAAGAAATAAATATCCTGAATTAAAAGAAGACACACCAAGATTTAAAGAAGAAGCTATTGTTACTGCTATGCAGTTTGATGCTGATAGAGAACTTGCAGGAATTATTAATAATGATAGTGCCTTTGCTAAGTTTATACAAAATTTATTATTTGCTATTAAACAAGTATTAAAAGCTTTAGTTGGAAAAGTAAATTTAAAAAATCTATCTACATCAACTACAAGAGAAGAGTTAGTAGACATGATGTTAAATAAAGATTTCTTTATTGAAGATTTAAATCTACAGTTATCTTTATTTGCAGAATTTAAAAAAGACACAGAAGATTATTTAAATGAATTAAAAAAAGCTACTCCTCAAAAACTTATAGATGTAATCAATCAATTCCATACTGAAATGGCTTTTCAACTTGGAGTTCTTAGAAATTCTCCACAGAAACTTAAAGAAGATCTAAAAGGAAAAGAAGGAATGGATGTTTTAAGAAACATAAGAGATTATGTTAAAGCATACAAAACAGTAGGAGAAGATATTACAGAAGAAGAACTTGAAGAATTATTTAGAACTTTAGAAATTGAACAAGATGATTTAAGAAAAAGATCTTTATCATTTATTAATAGTTTAACTGAATTAGAAGTTTTTGCAAATAGAGTTCAAAGTATTATGGCAGAAATGAAAGATACTAATAAATTTATGACTCATGATGGTAATGCTAAAATACAATACTTTAAGCAATTCATGGAAAGAGAGCTTAAATTTCTAGAAAATGTTAGAAAAGCATTAGGTTTAAATCCTTCAGATCAAATAGTAAAAAAAATATTATCACTTAAAGCTACAGTACAAGATAATATTGATGAAGCAAAAGACATGACATTTGATTTTGTTAAAGGTTTCTTTATAGAAAACAGTTTACCAATGCAAAAAAATGTAAAGGAAAAGTTTGAAAACTATATTGACAAAGCATTATCTGTAGAAAAATTTACAGAAGAAGAAATACAAGCTTTTAAAGATGATTTATTTTATAAGCTTGATGTACAAAATATCAGATCAATTGCAACTAAAGATTTTTTATTACCAAGACCTTTAAAAAGTGCACCTTTATTATTAAAAGAAATTTTTAATTATAATGCTAATAAAATTACAGAAGAAAGTGTTGATAATTATTTAAGAGGACATGTAAAAGATGTAGGAATGGCGGGTATGCTTACTCCTATGGGAAATGTAAATGACATGTTAGGTTCTTTTGTAAATTTTATGAAAGACAAATTATCAGAGCAAGAAATGAAAAGTCTTCAGGCTCAATATAAAATGGCAGAAGAATTACAACCTTATCTTGCTGCTACAGGAATTAGTCATAATGATACTAGTGCTATAGCAGATATTGTTTTATTTAAAGATATAGTTCCTGATAGAGATAAAGATGGAAATCTTATTGAAACAGAAATTTATGCATATCTTGATAAGTTTAAAACTTGGAGATTTGATAAAGCTAAACTAGAAGATAATATTATAAAAGCAAAAGAAAAAGGTGACAAAGATGAAATAAAAGCTGCTTTAAATGCTAGATGGGAATGGGAAGAAAAGTATATGCAAAAACAACATGTTGATGCTGTATATGCAGTAAAGAAAATGTGGAGACAAGACAATGTAGTTTTTAATCCAGCAACAAAAAAAGATATAGTTGTTTCTGCACAAGTTTCTTTAGATGCCTATATGGAAAGAAGAGCTGCTCTTGAAGATATGAGTACATTTAATAATTCTGTATTTACAGAATTAGATGACCTTAATGAATTCACTCCATCTAAAGCTGCTAAGATTAAATATGATGAATTATATAACATGTTTAATCTTAATGGTCAATATAAACAAGGTATAGAACTAGAAAAAGTTTTAATAAGAAGAGCATATAGAGAGCAATCAAGAAAATTTAGTGAAACAACACCTAATTTAGATAAAGTACAAAGAGATTTTGATCACTTTGTTACTGTTACACTTGGTGCAATTGGTGTTACAAAAGAATCAGATCCTGCTAGATATCAAGCAGAAATTATAAAGTTTAGAGATAAGAACTTTAAAGTTGCTTATAGTGATGCATATTATCAAGAAAGAAGTAATACTCTTGAACGGATTAAAAAACTTAATGAAAAAAGTAAAGACACTGCAGTATCAAAACAACTTGCTAATTTATATGAACAAAGATATAATTTAGTAAATAGGGTAACTGATAAGGATGGAGAACCTAATGGTTTAAGATTAGCTCCTGATCAAATTAATAGACTTAAAGCTATTGAAGAAGAAATAGTTGAAGCACAAGAAAGCTTTGATAGAAAATCTGGATTATCCAAAGATGATGCTGCTAAGTTTAGATATTATGAAGATCTTATTGGTCTTGGTTTAATGTCTGAAATGAGTGCAGAAGAACAAGCTGAGTATAAAAAATTAGCTTCTGAAAAAACTATATTTGGTTTAACTTCTATAGAAACAACTCAGTTAAGAAAAGAATATAAAAAATTAGCTGAGTTAACTAATGTAGAATGTACAGATCACTATGTTACAGCATTTAATAATGCTTTAGGTAATTTAGATCTTTCCCCACTTACTGTAGACACGGCAGATAATTGGCTTAAATCTGCTGATGTTGCAGCTGCAAGAGCAGCTAGTCCTGAATTTGCTGAATGGTTTGATAAAAATCATTATACAAGAACAGGATATGATGTAGAAACAGGAGAATCTATTTTAAAATATTTTAGATTAAAAGCTTGGAATATTAGTAAGCCTGCAGATGAAGGTTATTATAAGCATACAATATTATTAGACCCTATAACAAAAGAACAAATACCTTTTGAAGGAGTTCCAATAGCTAAGTATTCAGTAACAAAAATTAAAGATGAATTTTTTACAGGATACAATCCTAAAACTAAAAAAGTTGAATTAAAGGTTGGAGTTCATGTAGATAATAGAAATAATATGTTGCCTATTGAATATGCAATAGGTCATGCTAATGATAAGTACATGAATAAAGAGTATTATGAACTTAAACAAAAAAATAATGCTCAGTTTTTACTTTTAGAAAAACTAAAAGAAAATTATTTAAAGATGCAAGAGGGTAAACAATATCCATCTAAAATGTATTTAGATTTTGCAAGATTTAGAATAAAAGATAATTTAGAATATCTTCAAAAAGGTAAATTAAAAGAGGACATAAAAGAAAAATCAAGTAGTATTGCTATAAATATAAAAGATTCAGTAAAAGCTGCTTCTGATGATCCAGAAAATAGATTTAATTTTGATAATGATCTATTATTTGTACCTACTGATCTACAAGGAAATCCAATTACTAGAGTTCCTGTAAGAGGTTTGTTTAAACTTGATATTAATGCAGTTTCTACAGATGTTCTTAGATCTCAATGGAACTATATGTATTCTTTAGATAAACAAAATACATTAATAGAAAATGAATCAATAGCAAAAGCTATACAATCTGTTTATGCAGATCCTGATAACGCATTAGATAAGTTAGATAGAGCAAGTAAAACATTATCAAAAATTAATGATAAATCTGCCGTGTTCTTAAAAAGATCTACTAATAAAAGACTACAGTTATTTAATGATTTTATGGACAGAACTTTCTATGGTCAAGTTACTGCTGAATTTCAATCTGATAATGTTAAGATTACAAAAGTTGCAAGAGGCTTAATGGCTCAAGCAAGTAGAGCTTTTTATGCTTTAAATCCTGTATCATCTGTTAAGAATAAATGGGGAATGAATTATCAGAAACTAGTCTTTGCAGCTGGAGGAAAGTATATTGATTTTCCATCTATGGCAAGAGGTCAAATTACAGCTACTAAAGCTATATTTGAATATGCTGGTCAAGGAGCTTATGCAAGAGGAATGAAAAGTTTAAATATGCAGATGGTTGAATTATTTGGTATGGATCCAGGTAAAGCAGAAAAAGACTTTGGTAAATCAACTACAAGAACAGGAGTTAAAGATTTAATAGAAGGTAGTTGGATGTATTCAGATAGAAGACTATTAGAAAAACAAGGTGCTTTTGAAATAGGTTTTAGTATTCTTGAAAAACAAATGGTTGATCAAATACAACCTGATGGTTCTGTTTTACAGATAAGATATGCAAATGCTTTTGAAACTGCTAAAGATGGTTCAATAAAATTAAAAGATGGAATAAATCCTGAATGGGGAACTGCTCCTGTAGATCATACTTTAGTTAAAGGAGATACCCTAGATTCAATTGCTAAACAGTATAATATAACTGTAGAAGAACTTAAGTTAAAAAATAAAATAACTAGTCTTGAAAATATTGAAATAGGAGATAGCTTAGTAATTGCAAGAAGTACTGAATTAAATAAAATAAAAAGAGTAATGGCAGCCTCTAATAAAAGATTAAATGGTACTACAAATGATCTTGATTCACCTGCTGCTGAAAAATATTTACTTTATAACTTATTTAGTTTTTCTAGAAAATATGCTACAGGTATGTTTTTAGAAAGATTTCAAATGGATACATCTAAAGAAAACTTTGGTGGAGATACATGGGATTGGGATTTAGATGAAAGTAAGAGAGGTAGTTATATACAATTTCTTCAATCTTCTTGGAAATTAATTACAAAATATAATACATATGCTCCTTTAATGACAGCTGAAGAAAAATCTGTTATGAAAAAAGTATTTACAGAAGGTATGTTATTAGTCTTATTAGGTGTAATAATAACTTATATTTTTGGATATAGTGTAGGTGATGAAGATAGATTTAAAAAAATAAAAGAAAGGGAAGAAAAATATGGCAGAGCAGGATGGATGGCTAATCATTTACTGTATCAATTAATGATGGTTAAAAGAGAAAATCAAACTTTTATACCATTACCTTTTGTAGGATTAAATGAATGGACAAAGTTTTCTGAAACAAGTACTATTGTAGTAAGTCCAACATTAGGAGTATATGGTAAAATTTTAATAGATCTAGGTTATATGGCAACAGGAAGTGATAAAGCACTTTATAAACAAGATGTTGGTCCATATTCTTGGCAAGAAGAAGGTAATTATAAAATATATAATCATCTTGGTGCCTTAATTGGTTTATCTGGTAAGAATGCTGCACCTTATTGGGCAATTAAGAAGAAAGAAATTTCTGAGGCGTTGATGTAAAAAAAAAGGGAGAAAAGCATTTCTGCTAATCTCCCTTGATTGATATATTAAACCACCCTAAACTAGAGCTTCTTTAGAAAAAGTCTGGACTTAAGTCCTCTTTTTCAGTATCCTGACCATCACTATCAGTATCTTCTAATGTAAAATCATCAAATGCACGGGGGATTGGTTCAGCCCTTAATGCATCTTCTAAATTTAACTCTTCTTCTTGTTTAATAATTATCATTTCTTTTTCAAATAATTCATGATCTTCTGGTGTTGGTTCTAATGACATAGTACTAGCATTCTCACCTGTCCATTCTTGATTGTCATCAATTTCAAATGGTATGTTATCTTTTTCAACAATGTGTTCTTCTGTCCAGATATCATCATCATCATCATCATCTCCTGGATCTGCAGTTACTGAATTATGAAAATCAATAGTTTCAAATGTATTTCCCATAGGATCAGTATAAAGAACTGATACTTCTTCAGCTTCATCTGCATTAATTAGTAAATCTAAAACTTCAACTACTTCAGCATGTTTATATCTAAGATCTTCATCCATTAGATCTGCTTCTTGATCCGCTTCAGCTGCAGCAATCTGATCTAGTAAATTAGTTTGATTAGGATCAACAAACTCTATCTCAGCTTCTATAACTTCAGGAGTTACTGGAACTATCTGTGCAGGAACACTGCACTGCTGAAAGTTATTTATACTAGACATAAAATAATGTAGAACTCTTTGATCTTCCATCCAAGTTTTAGGATGTGAATGCTGTAAAGCAATAGTTACATAATTATAAAAAGCCCATAGACTATTAGAATCTGCAAAGACATGACTAGGTCTATCCATTTGACTTCTAATCATACTAGCTTGTTCAGTAGTAAGAATCTGATATTCTGCAAACAAGATACCTAACATTTGAGCTTGTCTTCTTTTATTAAGAGTTATCCCTTTCATTATTTCTTTATCTGCAGCTAACTGATTATAATACATATGAGCATTAGCTATTTGCTCTTGTATGGTTTTAATAGTTTCTTCATCAGCTGTTCCCGTGTGTTTTCTGGCCCAGTTTCCCATATCTCCACAAACCATTGTAGTTCCTGTAAGATTAATATAAGCTCCTACACCACATTTAAACCTTACTTGTTTATTATAACTGTTTGTCCATACAAACATCATAGATAATTCAGGATCAGAATTAAAACTTAGTTTATGAATTCCTTGAGCAATCTGCCCATCAGCAGTAGATCTAAATTCTTCATCAACAATACTGAAACCTGCCGTAGCAAGTTCAGCATATACATAATCTATTACAGATTGGTGGCTAATTACAGTGTAAGTAGCAGCATGATTTGGTAAAGCCACACTTACTAAGTGGGCTTTGGTACATTCGGCAATTTTCTTTGGCATAATTAAAATAATTTTAGTTGTGTAATAATAGGCTCAAGATCAAGTATTTCCTTATTGATCTTAGCTAAATAGTAATCATAGTTTATATCATAGTCACTAAAAGGTTTTTCCTCATAGTTAATTAACAGAGTCTGAAGCCACTTTCCTGCTTCTATCTGTATCTCTCTATTATCAGTATTATTCTTTTTAATTACCTTAACTCCTGTATTAGATATAAAATACCTAATTGTTTGCTGTAATTTTTCTGTATTATATTCTTGGTCTACAACTTCATGTTTATGAAAAGACCAATCTCCTTTAATCTTAACTCCTCCACAAAAATCAAATATGTTTAAATTTTCTTTTATAAACTTTTCAGGTTTAATCCCATTTACAAAGTAATTATAAACTCCTTGAGCAATAACTGAAAAGCTTTTATTTTTATGAAGAGCTAAATCAGCAAACTCAAATCTACCTTTACATTTAGTTTTACCTTTCTCAGTAATAGCAATGTAATTATTTACATCACCAAGAATAATCTTAGAATAGGTGTCATGTTCAAGTTGTAAGTTTGTAATATCTTCCCATCTTTTGCAGATTTCCATGTACTTGTCTACATATTCTCTTGGAATAATAGTTTCAAGACCATCAGTATTCTGCATTAAAGGAATAGAACCTGGAATCTCTTCACAAATCATCTCATACAACATAGTAAGACTTAACTGACCATTAATGGTAATCTTCATAGTAAACTCTGGATCATATAGGAAGCTATTAGCATCATTACTTAGACCGTAAGTAGAGTTTAGTATAATCTTATATACATAGTTCTTAGGATCTGCTTTAGGAATCTTCTTTCTTTCTTCAAAGAACCATTCATACAAATCATAAAATGCTTTCTGTGGTAGATGAGCAGGTGCCCATTTATTTCTAATAGCAAGATTAGGATAGAAGCTTGTAACATCTGAGGTCATAATAACCATATCATCTTCAGCTGTATAAACTTTACTAGCCCGTGCTCCATGGATACCACCTAGACCATAATCAGTTTGAAGACTCTTATATCTTACAGAATACTTAAAACCTCCTTTAGTTTCTCCTGTAAAGATTACTACTTCTTGAAACTTCTTTAGAAGATTCTGAAATGGAGCTGTTTTAAATTCTATATAAGGTAGTATGATATCTTTAACTACAATCTTATCTCTCTTAGTTCTCATCTGTCTGAGATCATATTTCTTTATACCTGTTTTTTCACATAAGAAATGTAAAAACAATTCTTTAGAAATCCTTGGCTCAGAAGCAGAATATAAATCTATACCATATTCCTCTGTAAGTGTTCTTCTCAAATCAATATTGCTTTTACTAAGCATCATGATCTGTTTAGTAGACTTAACATCATTCCAACAGTATGTAATAATTTCTGGTATTTGATCTGCAGTAACTTCAGTAGTATGATGAATAGGCATATCCATTATGTTATGCCAATCCATAGTATACTGAATCCATTTTAATGAACTTCTCTTAGCTGGATTATCCCAATGGTTTAATTTAAATACATCTAGTTGTCTAATATGTAAATCCCGTGGAGAAAACTCAGAGAATTCACCTTGGTTTTGTCTATTAATAATATCTTGTGATTTATTATACAGGAACTTGGCAATAGTATCACCATCTTGTTCTAAAAGTTGTTCCTTATTTCTTAGTATGTGTTCAGTAATTTGGCTATCAAAGCTTAAACCATTGAAACTTACATGCCATTCACCATAAGCAATATTCTTTTCTAGAAAAGTTACCAGTTCTAGAATATCATTTTTACTTTCATGTACAACAAATACTTCTTGGTCTTCAGATTTTGTATCTTCAAAACAGGCTATGAAACAATTAGCAAGAGTTTCATAATCCATGACATAGTTTGTCTTCATAGATTAGTTCAGTTAAGCTGTTCCCCCAATTAGTTAATAAAAAAGGGCCCCTAAAGGCCCTTATAATTTAAATACCTGTTACAGTGACCTCTGTTGGAGTTTCTTCTAAGAATTTTTTATACTTAAAAGTTTTTGCATTGATAGCCATAAGATTAATTATATCTTCCATAGCTTTTTTATCTTCAATATAAAACTCTTGAAAAGTATCTATTGTTTTTCTTTCTTCTCTAACAGTTCTACCATTAGGTCTTGCACCTTTTACAAGAAGAGGATCTCCATTATCATCTAATCTTGGAATCATATGTAAAGATGTTTTATTAATTTTAGAAATAACTACAAATACTTTTGTAGCAGGATCTAAAATACATTCTACATAAGGACATTCAAGAGTAACTGGAATTAGTCTAAATGTTTGGCTGTCTTGCCAGGTTGACTGGACAATAATCATTGAATTTTGGCTCATATTATATTGGTTTTTTTATAAAGTTAATAAAATTAATCTAGAACTGATATATTTTCTAAATTTTCCACTGTAATTCTTAATTTTTCTTTTTCTAAATCAGGTTTACTGCATAATTCACCTACCTTTTCTATTAATTCAATAGAAACATCTAATAAATTAGCATAAGTTTTAAAGTGAGGTTTTGGAAATAAATAACTTTCTACATAGACATAATTTGCACTAACTCTATCAAAATAATTTAAAATTTTATTTTTAGTTGCACTACTCATCTTACTATATTGTCCATTAATAAAATATTCCCAATCATTTTTTAAATCAGAAAAATCAAAAGTATAAACACTAGTTGTATTATCTACTTTAATATAATCATGTAATCTTGTATGCTTTAATAATATGTTTTTTTCAAAAATTAAATACTCATTATCATTTGTTTTATGATAAATGCAAATTAATTTCATATCCTCGGGACTATAACCAGTATTCCAACTAACATAAGTGTCAGTAGGAATAATAACAGTACCTCTTTTAATATCTAAGAGCGGGTATAAGAATATCTTAGACTTTTGGAAATATTTCCTATAAATGCTAACTATTGCCATAATTCTACAATTTTACATTACCAATTGCTAGTTCATATGGTAGAGTAAAGTCTTTGTTCTCATAATGATATTTAACAATATCTATTATTTTATCAAAGTCTTTAAGCCATACTTCTAGACTTTCTTGTGACACTTGGAAAGGGTAAATCTGATTATACTTATCAACCACAATAAATGTTATCACTATATTCCAATCTTTAGCATCTTTCATTGGTTTAATATACTCTTCATAGACTAAGTGGTAATACATGGAAGCTTGAATCCAATACTTGTAATACTTAACTGTTTCTGGAAAGTCTAATAAACCTTTTCCTGTTGTTTTTAAGTCATTAATAAATATGGTTTTTGAGTCTGTATCTATAACTACATTGTCTAAGATTCCTTTATATCCAAATGGTAAGTTATTTATATTATGTTTAAGTGGCAACTCATTAAACAATGTAATGTGGTCATCTAAAATTTCTTTATCTAAATATAGTAAAGCTCTTACATCCGGATTGCTCTTAAGCATTGCTACTGTTTCTATACAGTTAGCATAAATTATAGGATCAACTAAGGCTTTATTCTGTTTAGTTTTGAGAAACTCAAAATAATTTTTGTTTTGATCAGTAAGAATTTTATCAAGTCTTTGTTGATCAGTCTTTAAGGTTTGGTATAAGTTGCTGTTTAAGAGATCTGTGAGTATTTCCTTTTGGAATTCCTCCAAAAGTAGTGTATTATTTTCAATTAACAAGTAATTTTTAAAAATATTATCAATTAATATTCTATTACTATCTGTAGGAAACTTATCAGGCATTAATATAAATTCCTTTTCAAAGTTCTCAGGCTCTAAAAGTAAACAGTGTAAGACCCTACCTCCTACAAGGTGAGGGTCTATACTGTCTTCTCTCTGATTTAAAACATAGTGTGAATAAAAACTTCTAGGTGAAAATAGTAGCTTATTAATGCTACTATAGCTGAAGTAAAATTTATTCTTGTAAAATTGGTTTAGTTCTTCAGAACCAATCAATGTCTGTATCATTTGTGGTTGTTTGATGGTTATTTGATTCTTCTTGTTTATAAGTGGCCAAATCTTTTTCAGCTAATTCTTCTTCTTCTTCAAGAGCTATTAACTCTGACTTGAGTTCTTTTCTCTCAATATTAGTAAATGCAGCTTCTATGAGTTCATCTTCTAAAACTTCCTCTTCAATTTCTATAGGATCCGGTCGTGCAACAACACTAACTTCAGCAGGATTTATTAAATTAATAGATGTTATGTTTAATTTGTCAAGATACTCTTGCTTAATAGTTACTTCTTTAACTTCAAATACTTCATCATAATGTATATTTCTAATAATATCATCACTATATTCCTGATATAATCTCTTAATCATATCTACAGTTAATAAACCTTTCTTCTTGTCTATTATTTGAACAATATCATCAGTATTTATATGATTGACATCTCTTGGTTGCCAATTAAAATAACTGAGCATAGACTTAAAATTCACATGATTCCTTGTATTGCTATTGTTTATCTTATATGCATTTTCAGATATTAACATCAACAAATATAATACACTATCTTCATACTTAGAGTTTGCCATTATTTCCATAGCAAGTACATGATTATCAGTATCTGAACTGTCAAACATACTTTTAAGTTGCTGGAAAACTTCTTCATCTATTGTTGTAGAATCATCACCATTAATGTTATTTAATAATTCTGCTTCACTGTAAATAATTTTATCCTTAACTGTATTGTACATTTCACTATAATCAGGGTCTATAGTATAGATATAAGAACTAGTATAATCATTTCTAGAACCCTTAGCTAATATATTATATATGTCATTATAATCACCAAAAATATCAGTTTCTCCCGTGCTAGCAATAGCAGTTTCTAAATTCTGTATATAAAAGTCATCATTACATAATTCTTTAATTCTTTCTAATGCATAAGTAGAATTAACTTTATATGTCCATCTAGAACTAGTAATTTTTGCAATAGAGTTTCTACCTGCAAAAATTATATTTGCTTTAGCAGGATCTCTTACTACTCTAATTCCTAAACTTAATGCTAAATCTTTTAACTTAACTCTAGGAATATTAACTCCAGGTAATAAGTATATCATGTCTCCTTTTACAGGAACATATCCTTGTGAATTTACAATTGTATTAAGATCATCTGCACCTTCTAGAAGTTCTAGTTCAAAAGAACTAATTGATGTATCATCTGCAGAGTTGTCAAGTTTTATATTTATAAATTGTTTCATAATGTTCAAATATAAAGGTAGAAGGAGTATTACGTCCTCCTACCTTAGTTTTAATTAGTTTAGTGTTTTTTAAAGGGGTAACTGTTTTATGCTTGTTTTAGCTGATAGCCATCTTCACCACCTTGGTATTCTGCATTAGTTTAGCAAATTTAACTTTGTTTCCATTTACTATTTCTTTAATCATGTAATATCTAAGATCATTAGTAAATGCATCACATTCAGTAGTAAGTTTGGCTAATCTATCAGTAATATCTGCTGGAACTGGTCCTTTTTCAGAAATAAGCAATGAATAGTTTATTAATCTTGTTGCAATTACGCTAGATATATCTGCTCTAAAGTCATCATCTTTACCAACTGCACTTGTCAAAGCTCCCATTACATATACTTCATCTTTAGTTAAGATGTCTTGCGGAGAAATTATTCTGTCTAGTTTATTATTAATAAACATAGTAAACATAGAACTAAAATCTGCTCCTACAGAACCTTCACCAATCATTTGAATTAGAGGCAGGTCAGCCTCAAACTTTTCTATGGAACTAATAGCATTGAAGAAAGTAGTAATAGCTCTTGGATTAACCTTTTGAGTCACAAGTTCAGGATTCATCAACATAAAGTTAATACATCTACCATCTATCCTTGCAGTCTCAGCCCACTTAGACCATACATTAACATCATACTTCAACTCAACAGAGATAAATCTAGTCTTCTGAGCAATATCCAAAGAAGTTACATTATAGTCTCCATTATCTGGATTAGTAGTTAGAATAACATGCCAGTTCTTAGGTAATTTCCAAGAAACATATTCTTGTCTATCTAAGATCTCCATAGTTGCTTGCATAAATCTGTGATCAGCTCTAGTGTAGTCATCTAATACTAAGAATCCACCCTCACCTTTACCTTGAATCCATTCAGGTGCAGCATGAGACATTCTCTTAGCTCCAACTTTGTATCCTTTCTTCATAGCTGCATCTATCTGAAATTCATTAATCCATGTAGAATTACCTTCAGCATTAGTTATTTCAAATTCTTTTACAGGAAAACCTACTAGATCACCTAATTCTTCTAACTGAGATAAATTAAGCTTTACAACTTGCATATGCATTTCTTTTCCTAACTGCATAATAGCAGAAGTTTTACCAAGACCAGCATCACCCTCAATATTAATTGCTACAGGAACTTTACCTTCAGCTTGAATATGTTGGTTATTACCAACCATATGCTTTATAAAACTTTTTAATTCTTCTACATTTAATTGTACTTGATTCATACTTTTTATTTTTATAGTTCTAACTTAATTACCTTTCCTGGTAACTCATCATTCATTTCTGATCTTTCTGACAAAACCCAAAGAACATGTCCTTTTGGTTTTACACGTGTATAGCACTCTCCATCAGTAAAATATACTAGACTAGTATATTTCTTTTGGTTTTCATTATAATATTCTAAGACAGGATCAAATTCTGTTCCTCCTCTTCCTAATACATTTAATTCAAATTTACCATTGTAAGATTCAATAGATCTAATAGAAGTATCACATTGAATTATAGTAACATCTACTCCTGCTTTATAAATATGATTTATTTCACTCATAAACTCTTGTAGTTCAGAATCACTTACAGAACCTGAAGTATCTACACCTAACAACATATGTTGTTTCATCTTAAGTTTAAGACCAGGACTTTCAGGAAACTTTCTATTCTCCTTTCTTCTTATTTTCTTAGTAAATACCTTTGTACTAATTCCAGTAAACCTTCTCATATAACCTCTCCAATCAAACTTAGGTGCAACTATTTCTTCAATAGTAATAACTCCTTCTATTTCTCCTGGTATTCTTCCTCTCTTCTTTACTGTTTGTTCTTTAGCATCTGATAAAACTTTTTGTATTTGTTTATCAATTAGCTTTTTCTCAGCTTCACTAAGATCATCAAACTCTTCCCAGGTACCATGATCAGGGACATTCCCATTTTCTATATCATCTAGTAACTTATCCATAGGTTCATTACCACAAGTACCATTCTTATCCTTTTCTTGTTTAAGCTCTTGTAGTTTCTTATAATAGTATCTACAACCTGCTTTTTCATCAAGATCAAGATCTTCATAATCTTCTATCATGATACCACCTTTAGGTAACCAATCAGTATCAATATATTGATTGATTTCCATATCCATAGCCACATTAGCTAGTTTTTTATCACTAAATGAACCAAAACTTGTTAGGTGACCAAAAGCTATATGTAAGAGCTCATGTTTTAACAATCCAAGTTGATGTTCTTCACTTAGACTTGTCCAAAACTCTTCATTTATTGCTAACTGATAATTAATACCATTCTTACTTACACCTGCTGTGGGTAAATCTTGTCTCCATGTTTTGTTCAACATAATTAGAAAGAACCCATAATAGGGCTCTATTAACATCAATTCTTTTGCTATTTTGCTAAGACTTTGTACTTTATCCATTATTCTTTTATTTTAATTTGTATATCAAGTTTATCTGTTGGATACCCCATTCCATACAAATGATTAGAAAAATCATTAGTAAATAACTCTAGATATAGTTCTACTGATTCTTTACTACATTTATTGTTTACTAACTCATTAAATACTTTAGAGGAAGGTAGTCTATAGTCTGAACTTTTAAAAGGTAAAACATTTTTTATATATTTAAAACCTTTTTTACAATTTTCTTTCCATACTTGTGCTGGTGTTCTACCAAATTGATATAATACCAATAGCTCACCTAAATGTTCTTTCTTACTAAAGTTATTAAGACATGAAAAAGCTATTATAGAATTTTCTTTATCTTTAGAGAGTAACATGTTTAATATATTCCTTGTTTCTTCTTTGTTAAAATTCATTAGTCTTCAATTTTTAGTGTTTTTAACATCCATTCTGTGGGCTTGTTTATATTGTCCACCCATTCTTTTGCACTTGGAATATATCCATTGCAGTCTTCTTTTACATGTTGTTCACCAACATATCTTGTATATACTGTTTTACCATCTGAATTTATAAATGAGTTACCAAATACTTTTTCACATTCAAATATACCTTCACTATGGTGTCTAAACATTCTATGCTTACTGTGTCCTATCCAAGCTTTGGTTTCATCAAACCAATCATGAATAGGTTGGTAATCAGATAACTGACCACCCCATTTTTTAACTGATGATTTGCAATGTTGCATTGGATGTGCCATTAGTTTAAGCTTTTATTAATTAAATTACCATTATGATTATATGTTTCAGTTTCAGTAAAATAAATATTATTATTAATTGTATAGTTACCAGAAGGAATACTAATAAGTACTGTTCCATAACCACCTTCATTATTCCACCAATCTTCTATATTATCTAAGAGTTGTGAAGTAGCAAAGTCTTCTATATCTGAATAGAAAGATGTGCTAAGATCTCTTAAATTAAGAACATTTTCACTATACTGATCTAAGTTCTCTAAATCTTCAAGACTTGTTACTTTTTCTGTTGTATATATAATTTCATCAACTGCACCTGAATCTCCTCCACCTGAGTAGATTACTTTAATTCCTGTCACACCAAGGTCAGCCAACTGTAATAGAAGGCCTGTCATATCATTTTCTGTCATAATTATTGTTTTTTAAATGGACCATAGAAACGGCCCAAGATATTACCATTTAAGAAATCATCCCTTTCTAATACTTCTCTGGTAAACTGAAACTTAACTTCAAAATAAGTAAGTTCTGTTTTAGAGAAACATATACGGACCATATATCTTCTTATTTCAATTCCAGCTTTGTGAGCTTCTTGTAAAGTTTTATTACTGCTATAGTAGTTCTCATAGCTTTCTTTTTTAACAACAGTATATTTTTTGGTTCTTTTATCAGTTACTTGAGCCAAAGCTCTTTTACCAAATCTCTTCTTTACAGTAGAATAAAAGTTTTTCTTTCCAATATACTTAACAAGTTTACCATCAATAGTAGCTTGCATCTCATATACAAACCCTTCTGCATTTTCAGGTATCATTGAATTATTAAACTTTTCTCCTTGATATAACCAACTCATTGTAGTACATTTCTTAATAAAGGTAGTAATTCTTTTTTTACAGTTTCAATTCCATAAACTTTAACAGCATCAGATAAATCCTTTTCCATGTTTAAAACTACATAATTAAAACCATATTTAGATTTATATCTTTCAGCAGCTTTAATTCCAGGCTCATCATTGTCAAAAAGTAAACAAATCTGTTTATATTTAGAACTTATAGAACTCATAATATTTTCTGGAATCATAGTGTTCTCACTGTCTGGTGCAATAGCTTCAGAATTAATAAACTTTAACTTATTATATGCCATTAAATCTTTAAGAGATGAAGTAATAACAAGATATGGTTTATCATATGTAAGCTGTTCAGAACCTTGAATGTAATCTCTTACTTTAATAAATTTACTGTCTTTTACTTTAGGTTGGTATATTTTATAAAGAGAACCATCTTCTTTAAAGTAACCATAGATATAATTACCTTTGATAGTTATACTAGACAAAACTTCATTATCATCTGTCTTTTGCATAATATAATATTCTAATGGACTAACATTATATTTCTCTAATAACTTAGAACCAATCTTATATCCCATCCAATAGGTTTGATCAAGAGTATTCCAGTGCCTAATTTCAAAGTCAGTAACTTTATATCTGCTTTGTTGTTTATAAGATTTTATAGGATTAAAACCATTATTTAAAACATATTGGTTATAATCTTCTATTATCTTAAAAGATGCATGTCCTCTAGTAGATAGATTAAAAAGATTTTGTACAAGACTTAAAGTATCACCTCCATTACCGGAAGAAAAGTCTTTAAACTTATAGATATTATTTTTATCCATGTAGATACACATAGAAGGAGTTTTCTCACGTAAATTAAACACAGATTTTATCTTAAGGTCTTGACCTGTAAGTTTTTCTGTTAAATTAAGATAGTGTTCAAATATCCACTCTCTTGGCACATCTGCCAAATCATAAATTAAATTCTTTGTTGAAATCATAATCATTTAATTTAAAAATATAAGGGAGTCAGAATAACTCCCTTATACAAGGGATGTTAATCTAAGCTAAAGTCAGAAGAACCTTTAGTTGGAGCTGTGAAGTCATCATCATCACCAAATCCTTTTACTTCCTTAACTTCCATCTTTTTAAGATGTTTTGCTTCATTATAAACCATAACATTTTCTCCATAAGCATATGTTTTATTTTCTGCTTTTGGTAACCACATATCATAATTTATATAACCAGACTTATTCATATACTCTTTACCTGCAATACAAAATTCTATTGGTATACCTTTGTAAGGAGCATTATCATTAAAGTTTTTTACAAAATCTTCAATAGTATTGAACTTATTATCTTGTTCTACAAACCATTCATAAAATTCTAAATTTTTAGACATGTTGCTTAAGAAGATCATAATAGATCTGTCTCTTTGAATTTTAATACCTGATTTAGTTTCTCCATCTGCAAAAGCATATTGGCTAGCCTTAACCCTACCAATTTGACCTTTGTGATGACCTTTACTTTCATCATCTTTATCAATCATAAATCCTTCAAAACCTTCAATAGGTTCTGTTTCTACATTTAGTATTAAATGCTTTGCACCATCAATAAATTGAAAGTCTTCCAAATGCATACTGTTAATAGTTAATGTGTGATTTCCTGGGCCAATTGTTTTTGGCATCCCTGAACCTGTTCCAGTTCCTAAATCTGTTGTACTTAATCCCATTTTGTTTTTGTTTTTAATTATTATTATTTATATACTTTATCCCAATGAATTATTAATTCACCTTTATCATTCATTTCAGAAATTACTATCTCTTCATTTCTTAAGTGTTCAGGTCTTGCTCCACAAGTCACTTCTCCAATAGTCTTAAAACTTAGAATAGTTTGATTACCTTTTCTAAACATATAACCTATTGCATCAGCATTTGCACAAATCAAAGACTTTATTTTGCCTGTTAAATCTATATTAGCAGCCATTACCATTTCACCCTTATCATCTACCTGTTTGTCCTTAATATGACCTGATAAAATAATATGGGGTGCTAAAGTATCAATAAAATCTAAAACTTGAAAGAAAGCTTGCCTTAAATATAAATATCCAGCACCATTTGGTAAAGACAATACATTATCTCCATCATAGTTTTTACCCATAGATGTTTGTTTGTATAGCTTAATAGCCAAAGGCATAACCATATCTTCTAATGCAGTTACTGTATCTATAGTAACATAAGTATAAGGTTTACCTGCTTCTTTGATAGCTTTACCTGCATCTAATAATTCTTGTAAAGAACTAATTTTTACTTTTAAAGCATCTACATAATCAGCACCATTTTCTAAATCTAAAATAAGATTATTTTCTAGTCCTGCAAATGCTGAAGTTTTACCAGTTTTAGGTTTTGAATAAATAATTAATCTTTTAGGATTAACTCTATCAGCCTTGATCTTTTTTGTTGGAAGTACTATAGCCATCTTATTTAAGTATTTGTGCTAGTTTTTGAAAATCTGCAGCTATTCTTAAAAGAATGTCTGAAGCTGTTTCTGAAGTTAATTCAGTTTCTTTCTTTAAGAATACATCTTCAAAATCAGGAAATATAGATAAGGTATTTTGTTCTTTAGGTGCTAATTCTGCAGTAATTTCTGCATCAAGTTTTCTCTTTTCCCATAAATTATAAGTAATTTGAGAACCATCTTTTAAAATTGCAACTAATTCTGATGCTGGAATAATATAAGCAACATAACCTGTTCCTGATTTACCTAATCCTTCTTTAGTTTCATATTCTTCTGCAAAATAAGGATTATAAGTATATTTAAATAATTGTCTATCTGCATTAGCAGGAACCATATCTATTTCCTTATTATCATTATCTCTTACAATATCAATCATTTCAATAAAGATGTCTACACCTTTATTTAATTCTCCTTCAAAAAGTTGTACTTGTTTACCAAATTTTCCTTTTTGAAAGAAAGCTGTTTTAATAACAAATGCTGGATCTGCTAGTTTTAGTTGTTTAAACCTTTCCATATGGAAAGCATAAAATTCATTTTCTTTTTCTTTTCTGTTCATATATTTATATTAATTGTTTATGCTTTGTGGTGGAAAATCTATCTCCACTATTCTTATGGTAGATCTATCAAGCTTACAAAAGAATAAACCTGTTAAGCCATTTCTAGATTTAAGAAAGTGAAAAGCTAAAAGCTCTTCATCATTTACTATATATCTTTCAGGACCATAAAATCTTATTTTTCTTGAAAATGGTTTGTTAATACCTATTACAACATCTGCATGTTGAAGTAAAGCATCAGCACCAAATAAATCAGAATCTAAAACATAATTACCATACTGGCCATCTTTAGCTCTGTCAGGATGATCAATATTTCTATTGAGCTGACTAAGAACTATAAAAGCTATAGGATATTTCTTTTTCATCTTTGTAAGAGCTTCTCCTAATGCATAAAGCATTTCAAACTTATCTTTTTCTTGTTTTGCAACTCTAAATAAAGATGAGTGATCTATAGTAATTAAAGTATTTAGGTAATCATATGTTGGATTATCATTTTGGTCAATACCTTTTTGAACTTTATGTTGTTCCATATAAGCATGTATAGTTGCACACATTTCATCTACAGTACAAGGATCATATATTACATCAATCACATCTGTATGTTCTGTTTTTTCATATACTTCTACACATTTTTGAAAAATAGTTTTGTCAACTAATTTTCCTTTACTCATTAAAGTATTGTAATCAGATCCTGTATTCATAGATAGTTTTCTAATACCATTGGTTTCATCAACCATTTCAAATTGAAACTTTAATACTCTGAAGGTTTGGTCTGTGTTTTCTGTTATAACATCATTAACCAATTGCTCCATAAATAAAGTTTTACCAACTCCTGGTCTAGCTCCAACTACAGTAATAGTTTTCCATTCAAGACCATCACAAAAAGCATCATTAAATCTAGTCCAAGAAGTTTTTAAGGATTTTAAATCTCCTTGTCTTCTAGCTTTGATTTTTAGAATAGCTTTTCTTAAAGAGTCTCTTTCACTAACAGGCTTATATGCCCTAGCTCCATTATACAGATTTTCCATAACAATTAATTAAAAATGTCTATTGTTTTTTCTTTTGAAATATTATATAGGAAATGAAGTATGGTGATCATACCTTCAATTACTAAGTATTCCCAAACTGATATTGGGAATATAAATTTGTGGATAACCACATATGCAAACAAACTACTAAAAACTGCAATGAGTAGTAAAACCCCCCTTGACTTCCAATTCATAACCTTCTCTCTTTAATAAATACTACTTCATCATCTAATACATTATCAATCATATTACAGTAATCAGCTAGCTCAGAATCACATGTTTTATCAATATTTTGTTTCCTTATGAAATACTGAGAAGTTCTCATGTATTCATAGTTCTTTAAGCTGTAATCATATATATATTTTTTTGTTGCTTTAAAAATCATATCCCAATCATATTCATAGTTTTCAAAGAACCATCTAAAAGAATTTTCTAGGTTTTTAGGATTTACTCTTGCATATTTTCCACTAGATAATTTTCTATTAGGAAATATCTCAACATAAGTTTTTATGTTGTTAGTAAAGTTGTCACCCAGTAAATCTTTAGTTGTTTTCTTTTTGGCTTTTTTAAAATAACCATCTATTTCAACTGTAAATATAATACTTTTACTTGTTAATTGCAAATTTTCTTCCAACCAACCTTCTTGTTTTAATTTTGTTACTTCTAAACTACTATTAACATATTTATTTGGTTTTACATTATTATATATAGAATATAAAACATAGAAACTATTAGGTGTTAATTCTTTTTCTATAAGTTTATTAAATATTTCTTCCATGTTTACCAAATTATATCAATATTGTGATATTGCTTTACTAATAATTGTGTTTTTAAAAATACATTATTAGAGTCCCAATGTTTTTGTTTTGTATAAGCTGCACTAGCAGGATGACTTACAAAAAGTTTGTGATTATTATCTCCGGTAAGATCTGCCCATTCCTGAGCTTTTTTACCCATGTAAATATACACAATATTTTCTTTATTATGTGTTAAATAATCAAGTAAATATGCTGTAAAATCTTTCCAAATATCATAATGACTACCAATTTTACCTACTTCAACTGTTAGAGATGTATTAAGCATTAAAATACCTTGGTTTGACCATCTTTTTAGATCTACATCAGTGGAAACAAGATTATCTCCATAAACAGTTCTATTTACTTCTCCTAAAACATATCTTAAACTAGGTTGTAAAGCATTAGTATTACTACAGCTAAATGATATTCCATCAGCTACTCCTAATTGAGGATAAGGATCTTGTCCTATTATTACTATGTTTAATTTATCTAAGGGGCATTCTTCAAATGCTCTAAATACCTGTTTTAAAGGTGGAGTAAAATTTTTATCTTGACTAGATAATTCATACAATTGATTAAGTACTTTATCAAAGTCTCCACTAAATATAAATGGTTTAAGTTTTTGTCCCCAACCTGATGGTTCAAGTTTATCAAACATTTTTTGTTTAATTTCTTCTATGTTTAATTTTTCTTTCATATATTTGTTAAAATTTAAATGTTATGGCTCTTACAGTTACAGAAATGAAGGATGATGCACTTTTAGAAATAAAAGTAAATAAATCATACTATTTTATGGTTAAAGCAACTGCTTTTTATTTATTTAATCATATTCCAGAAGGTGATAAAGAACTTTTATTAAAAGAAGTTACTGAAAAAAAATATGAAGATCTTAATGAATGGCAAAGATCTTTTTATACTTTAACATTATTGCTTGCAGAAATTGAAAAACAAGCAAAAGAAACTAATTCTTATACTGATAAAGTAATATTACAAGAAGGAGATGAAGGTTATACACCTTCTACCCAAGATTAATATTATATAATTCTCCTATTGCTATACAAGCTTGAATAGCTAGTAATAGTTCATCTTTACTACAATCTGCAAAAGATTTAAAAAATATTGCTCCACCACCATCATAAGCTAAACCAGATTTTTGTTTAACTAATACTTTCATTTCATCAAAAGTATATCCTGATTCAAGAGCCAATTCTCTAATACAGGCATGTATTTTTGCTAGTTGTGCTACACTTTTATCACTAGAAGTAAGCCCTATAAACATCTCTACTTCCTGACCTTCTGGAAGTTTATCTAGAAACAATTTATAATTTAATTTTGATTTATCATTAGGATAAACTAACTTTCCACCCTGTTTAACTAATTTTACTGTAAACATATTGATTATTTTTGTATATTAATGTATATGACAAAAGCCATAAATAAAAGAAGTATTCCCAAAAAGAACACAGAAATTGTGTTTGAGTACTTAGAAAAGTTCCCAAATGCTCCATCTAAAACCTTAGCTAGAAAGATTTATGCAGAAAATACTGCATTCTTTGATTCTTATGATGGGGCATATTCTAGAGTAAGATATTACAGAGGACAATTAGGTAAAAAATTAAGAGACAAATTAAAGATTGGTGTAAATAATAAATTCATAAAAGAACTAAAAACCAAAGTTATGCATGTTACGCTTACTTTACCAGAATCACATACAAAAACACGTAATCAGTTTACTTTTCCTTCAGGATGTATGAGATTAGGTGTGTTTGGAGATGTCCATATACCATTTCATGATAATACAGCCTTAGAAACTATGTTTACTAAGTTTGAAGAAGAAAATGTAGACTCTATATTTATTAATGGAGACTTATTAGACTTCTATCAGCTATCATTCCATGAGAAAGATCCAAGAGTAATACATTTTAAAGATGAGATAGAGGCAGGAAAAGAATTCCTGGCTTACATTAGAGATAGGTTCCCTGATATTCCCATCTATTACATTACAGGAAACCATGAGAATAGATTTGAAAGATACCTTAGAATTAAGGCATCAGAGCTATTAGACATGGATGAGTTCAGACTAGATGTTATTCTTCAAGTAGCTGCATACAAAATAGAGTTCATTCCTTTTAGAAGTAAAGTAGTATTTGGTGACTACACTATAGAGCACGGAGATAAAATACCTGGTGCTGGTGGTGTAGTACCTGCTAGAACACTTCTAATGAGACTTAAGTCCAATTCTATAGTAAATCACTTCCATAAGTCTAGTGAAAGCTCACAGAGAGTTTATGGAGTAGGTGAACCAACTACAATCAAAGCATATAGTTTAGGATGTATGTGTGACCTTGCTCCTGAATACATGGAAATCAATGAATGGAACCATGGATTTGCTATAATGAAAAGAATTAAAGATAAAGTTTCAGTACATAATTACAAAATAGAAGGTAATACCATACTATAATGTTTCTACCAGTAGAATTTAAAGATAAAGATGGTTCATATTATGAGCAACTTAATGTTACTCACATTACTAGAACATCATTTATAAATAGAATGAATCCTGATGCAGGATCTAAAATTCATATGAGAACAGGTGAGGTATTAACCACATCTGTTCCATATGATATATTATCTACAGCTATTGATGAATGCTGGAAATCAGCTGCATCAATGATTATGTTTACTATTTTAGCAGAAAAAGCTAAAATCTTATCTGTTAAGGATTTTGATCCTGAAGATCTTGAGCCATCTGCTTCAACAGAATAATACTTTCTTTATTTATACTTTTTACTGTTGGCCATTCATAATTACGAACTTCCCAACCATGAGTAGTGGTATGATCACTGTCATTAGAGTCTAATGCTAATCCCTTCATTAAATCTAAAGAATAATAATAATAATCATATCCATTGTTGCTTTCTTCATCTGTGACTGTGATTTTATTAAAACCAAGGTCAATTAAGTCTTGTTCTGTCATTAATTAAAGTTTTGGTTGTTTCTTTTGCAATATGCTTTGTACATTTAAATCTTTTTTGAATATACTGAGCTAGTAATCTAGGAAAGTCACTTTCTGGAAATAGTTTAATATATTTTTCCATTTCAAGTTCCATTACACTAGTAATAAAAGTTTTTTGAATTTTACTCATATCATCTAGCTTTCATAGTTTGTGTAAATACATCATGATTTAATATTTCAGTAGGATATATTTCAGCTAGTTTTGAATATTCTTTTTTAGCTTTATTATATATACCATGTTCTTTTACTCTTAAATTTCTAAGACTTGTGATAGCTAGAGTTACTATATTCATGTTGTCTTCATCTTCAGATTCCATCATACTAACTAAATTTTGAATTTCAGAATCATTAATATAATCAAATCTTTTAACTAACTGTAGCTCAGCCATATATATAAATGGTTTCCAGTCTCCTTCTTTTGTACCTTTATGATACATATACCAGAGATAGTTTAAGTTACCATCTGCTCCTTCAGTAATATTATAATGCTCTTCTACAATTTCTTTTACAAGAACTTTCATTTCTTTTGTCATTCTTCTAAGTTTAAGTTGTATTCATTTAGAATTTCTCTAATAAATTCCCGAACCTTATCAGCCATTTCACTTTCTTCAGGTGTAGCTTCTTTATTATCAATAACACCATACTTTGCAACACTCCTTAACTTTTGGTCAAGATCCCACATAGCTAGTTTCCATTTGTATCCATCTAATGCTATTCTAGCATCATTACCTTCTTCTTCAGAGTTAAACTCCAGTATTATTTTTCCCATCTTGTCTATATTTAATTTCTTTTCTAATAATGTCAAGGTGCCAATCTGCACCACCATAGTCAAGTACTGCTAGTAGGTAGTCATCATCCATATCAGCTATAGGTATCCATGTTAATGGATCTCTTCCACCTTTACCTCTACCTCCTCTTACTGCATATTTCCGGACTAACTCATAGTCATCATCTGCATATACATAGTAAGTTTCAATCTTATCCATATCTACTGCACCATACCTTTCATACTCATTACCACCATCTGCCATAGCATTATTTGGGCAACCACATGTTACATAGTCATGCCTATGTCTACTTACTAATACCTTATTACACTCAAGGCATTTTACTGAGTTGTATACTATCTGTCTCATTGTTCTTGTTGTTTAGTTAATCTATCAAATTCCACAACAGCAGAAGCACAACTCATATTAGTTAACGCACCTTGTACAAGCATTTCTCTAATTTCTTCCATTTGCTCTTTCTCCATTTCTTTGGCATGATTAAATGCTATTTCCCACTCATAATCATCAAATGGTTGTCCTTTCTGACCTTGACGTATTTTTTCAAGCCATTCTACTGCTGTTTCTTTCATGTTATTCTGATTTAATTATTTTTCATTTTTGTTTTGATTTAAGTCTTCACTTAACTTAAATAAGTCTTTACGCTCTTTTTGTGAAGTAAAATTAGAATCACTTATTTTTTCTATTCTTTTTTGTAGTTCATCTTTAGAGCCATAAAAATTTTCTCCTGTAATTTCATTGTATTTTATTATCTCATCATCTGATGGATATTCTTCTTTCCAACTACTTCCTATTATACTCATGTTATTTTTAGTTAATTGTGGTGATTAATACTTAATTTCCATACTTTGCGCTCATTTTACTTAATTTGCACTCAATTTTATCATTTTTATTTAAGTAATATGAATTAAAAAACTTATCTTCCTTTTTAAAGTAGGGTACTTACTCAATAGCCATAAGGTTAAATCATCTTGTTCTGAGCCATCAATATGAAATTCTGCATATGTATGCTCCTTGTGTCCTTGTAGAACTTCATTTTGTTGTAAATGCTCTGGAATATCAGACAGTTTAATTACTGATTTAGTTATTATTTTCATATCATTTCTATTTAATTAATGTGGTAACTTTTACCACTTATCCTTTATCAAAATGTCACATATATTAGCTAGAATTGTGACAAAAAGGTATAAATAGCTAATATATTAGTCACATTTTATTTTTTCTTTGTTCTTTATAATCTATAATAAATCCTATTGCTACAATGATGTTCATACCAAAGGACATTAATATCTCATGGATATCAGCATATACATTCATTGATAAATGTATATGACCAACCATCCAAAAAGGTATGGATAAGTTTTGGCTTACCCATACCAATAGATATTTTACAAAGTGTTTCAAGGAGCAACTACATAATTATATGCAGCTGTACTTCCAGACATTTTAAATTCATATATTTCTGAATCACATGTAGTATCATTGATTCTTATTTTTATTGATGAAGCACTTTTAAAGCTAGTTAGTATTTCATGTGCTGCTAAGTTATCTATAAAAAATACTGTTGTATTATCTTCAGAAGTATAGCAATCTAATAGATTGTATTTTTCATAAGTCCCGTTAATTAAAAAAGACATATCTACACTAACATTATCATCACATATATACACACCACCAATATAGAAAGATATTTCATTATTATAATTCTCAAGCTTTAACCATTGATTTTTAGCAACATCAGTATATGCAATCTTATATGGAGCATCAAAGCCATTATTAATTGTTTTGCTTACCCATTGTGCACTTGCTGTATAGCTTAGTGCTAATCCTATTGTCATTAATAAAGTTTTCATAATTTTTAATTTTTATTTGGTTTATACTTAGGCCTATTCTTCTGAATCACCTTTTTCTTTTAGTTCTTTTAAGAACTGTTCTTCTGCATATTGTTTTTCTAACTCTTTAAGTTGTATATATTGGGAAAGGTTTAAATTTTCTAAATCTTTTTCCAACATTTCTATATATAACTCTTTCATTCTTCCCATAACTTTAAATATTTTTCAATTACATTTCTCCCAGCTACATTAATAGTACCTATTTCTTTTACAGTTGTATATTTTCTGAGCTTTTTATATGTCTGATCACTTAAAGTTACTACAACTGTATGTAGTCTTTTGTGTCTATCACTTTTAGTTTTCTCAGTAAATGTATATGGAAACTTTTCTATATAATCTGCTGCTGCACTTATAAAGCCTTCATTATTTATTTTAATTAAATGTAATGCTTGATCTTTAGCAGCATGTACTGTACATCTATCTATATTAGTAATAGATGCAATATGGTCTTCGGTCATGTTATACTTATGTGATAATATACCAATTAGATAATTTCTTTTATCTAAATAATTTCTTTTTCTGTGAGGTTGTAATATACTTACTAATTCATCCTCAATATCTTTTGATGTATACATTGTATATTTTTAAATAAATGATAAAAAGAAGTAATTTTTAAATTAATTCTAAGTCAGCTTCTCTAACTGTGACTTCTTCTTCTTCTTTCATATTAGCTAAAAGATCTAAAGGTAAAAATCTTGCAGCATCATATAATTCATAAGGAAAGGATTGGGATGAGAGTTGTACTTCTTTAAGAAGAACTCCATATTTATTTTTTTCAAGACCCATTCTAACTATTCTAGTAATGGTATATGTTTCTCCTTCTGTAATCCACTCATTTTGAGGGATTTTAGAAGGTTTATCTGAACTATCAATGCACACTGCCTTCATAAGATTCTATCATTGCTTTAATGTCCAAAGATATTAAAGTTTGTGTTAATTCAAACATATCATCCCAATTTCCACTTTTAATATTGCATTGACCAGTGGTATGTGCAATTAATGCACATTGTTCTGCTTGTATAGGTTCATAAGTACAAAACCTCATTAAGCAAGCCATGATGTACGGGAAATCATGCACATCATCATTATACATAGTTACTTTATATTGTCCTGGTATTTCCATAATATAATATAATCAATTATAAGCTAATATTATAATTTTTCCAAAGTATTTTGCTTTGGTCAAACCCTTCCAATGCTTCTTTACACCATTTCTCATCAACTGTCCCCATGTAACATAGTATATGTACAACAGCTTTATCATCTGGATTTAACCTAAGTAATCTTCCAATTCTCTGACTAGCTTTTCTTTCATTACCATATGCATGCATAATAATACCTTGTTTAAGATTAAATATATTAACACCTTCATTTAACTGCATAACAGTAGAAAGTTTATCAATAGTACCTTCTTTAAACATTTCCAGATTTTCTTCAGATTTAGGATTATTACTGTGATAACTGTGAGTACACAATCTATCAGCTTGATCTTGAGTATTAGCAAATACAATACACTTAGTATTAATACTGTTCATTAGTATTTTAGTATATTTTTCTTTGCTAGCATATTCCATCATGGCTTTCATTCTCATTACTCTAAGAATATGTGCAGGACCGGAACCTATATCAATTCTATTACTCCAATAATTATAATTTAATTGTTCAGAGGTAATAAAACTTTTAGTTTTCATATCTACAGCATAATTCTTTGCAGTATTAAGTTCTAATTCATGTACTATGATCTGGTAATCATTAAGTATTCCATTCTCTATAGCATCATCTGCTTTAAAAGTATATACTACAGGACAAAACTCCTGTACTAGTTTACCTTTTTCAGAATCTTTATATTTTGGTGGAGTACCAGTAAGACCAAGTATCTTTCCTTTGTACAGTTGCAAAAATCCTCTATGACTATCTAATAAACTATGAGCTTCATCTAAATACACAGCATCAAAGTCAGCAGGGTTATGTTTATTTAAACTTAAATAAGTTGTAAATGTAATCCTGCTTAATTGTTCTTGCATGTTAAAAGTTTCTGCATCATCTTTCCAAGATTGGAAGATAGATTTTTTAGGTGCAACTACTAATGTCCTCATAAGAGGTGTAGTATTAAGTTCCATATGTTTTAGGCCAACAAGGGTCTTACCGACCCCTGTGCCTAATACTACAGAACATTTTTGATTACCTTCAGTAGCTTTTAATGCTTCTGCTTGTATTTCTTCTCTGTTCATTTTGTTAAATTAAATATATTTTTGCTAATAAAAGCTTCTGCAGCTCCTGTATCACTCATGGCTTTAATAATGTTGATATGTTTATTAAGATTTTCTAAAGACTGTTCATGATCATATGTACCCCAAGCTCTTAAAAATACTTGTAAGAAATGATGTTTAACCCATCTGTCAGCTCTACCAATCTTTAAAAAGAAATCATTAAAAGCTTTAGCCATTTCTTGAGCATTTGGATTAGTAATTTTAAAATCACCAGACTTTATCAATCTTGAACCTGAAATTGAAGATTGATCACCATTAGTACATATTGTAGCCAACATTAATGGTTCAATATTATACATAACTCTTAAATCATCTAATTCATAGTAATCTTTAAGGTGCATTTTAAATGCATTAACATAATTAAGCAATGTCCAAGACTTAGAAGAATTGTTTAACATAGCCATTTTTTGAACCATATCAATTTTATCTTCTACATCAATTACTACATAAGGTATTTCTAAAGCCTCAGACATAAGACTTTTAAATAAATGTTGACCATCAATAACATATAATTGAGATTTACCATCAACAAATGTTACTCTAACACAAATTACAGGTCTTATTACACCCATATTTCTGATACTTGCAATCATCTTCTGGATGTGTTCAGTATCAGTTATTCTATTAATTTCTAAGAAAGCAAACTTTCTATAATCTTTACTAAATTTAATTTTTCTAAGTAATGCTAAAGCATCTTTTAATTCATTTTTCATAATCATATTTTTAAATCATATTATTTTAAGTGTCCTAGTATTCTAGCCTCTGCAGGATGTTCATGTAAATGTTTGTGACAAGCTCTACAAGCTGCTTTCCATGTACTTTGTACTAAATAGAATGCATCTCTGTTAGCTCCTGCAAAAGTGTGGTGCACATCTGATGCACCATTACTACAGCAAGGATAATTAAGCTCACACATAGAGTGATCAGAAAGAAATCTTTCTCTTAATTTAAGATACTCAGCATCTTTCTTTTTTCTTTTAGAAGAAACCAGAGGGATTTTATAATCAGTTGGTTTCTGTATATTATCTTTATTCTTGGGATTTTGGCAACTCCAACAATATTTACAATATTTATTTCCCTCATGGTTCTTCCATATAACAGTCATCTTCTGACAACCATCACACTCTTTAAGCTTTATCATTCTTTAGTCTTGGTAATTGGTTTTGAGGTATCTCTAAACTTAAAAAGTTTTTAGGAAGGATACCTTCTATCATAAAGATACTAATAATCTGCTCTTTAGAGATATTTAAATCTTTAAAAGTTAGAATATTTTTAAATTTATCATCAGTTTTAGTCTCAGATAATAAAAACTGAGTAATTGGACTATTTGGAAACAAAGTTTTAAATAGAAAATTAGTATAACTAATAGTAGCTGTTTGCTTAAAAGTATTTAAGACAACTTGAGCTCTCTTGTATACATTTATTATTCTTTGTTTTTTCTTTCCACACATAGTAGCTAGTTCTTCTTCTGTTAATGAATTTAGACCATACAAAGCTCTTTTATAAAGATAGTTTTGATAGTGGTTATATCCATCTTGCTCATATTTTATATGATTTTTATCTGCATTAAGCTGATATTCTTTTATATTTTGTTTTAACTTTTCCATAATATACATTTTTAAAATAATAAATAATAAATAAGGGCCATTTCTGACCCTTATTTTTGTGCAATCTTTAATTAATATTAAATAATATCAAAGTCTGAATTAGGTTTAACTGCAAAACCTTTGCTTGCTTGTAAATCATATGCAATTTTTAACTCCTCAACATTATCATGTTCAATTGTAATATCAACAGAACTAGCACTTGCTGAATAATAAGTTTTCCTATAAATAGGTTCTCCACCTACACGGCAAACAATTCCTGTTTCACCTGCAATTTTCAAATCTCTTTCAGGAGTTTTTTTATTAAATGGAGTCATTGCTTCTTTAACAATTATATTACCTGGTAAAATTTGACCAGCATAAAAATTTGAAGCTTGTAATAAAGTTATAGGACCATGTATTAAAGAAGAAAAAGACCTTCTTCTTAAAAATCCATTCTCATCAATTTGAGTCCTTGTTTGTTGTAATCTTACAAAACCATATTCTGGATTATTTGTAGATTGATTAATTACTGAATTTGTTGTAGCATCAGCTACTACTGTTACATTTGAGTTCATAACTTGGTTGTTAAATAATAAATAAATTGATTTGTGAGTGGAATACTATACTATAGTTACTCAAACTAATAGTAAGTAATAAATATTCCTATTGCAATAAGAATACTATATATCTGTGGGATCCTCTAAATTAATAATGTCATCTAATGAAATATCATCAAATGCATTATTCTCTTCATTCTCATCATTAGGTAAATATGAGAAATCAAATTCTTTGTATGTAGTATTTTCTACTGCTGATCCTGTAAATGGATCAACAATATGTACTCCATGATCTATGCTCATTAAAAACTGTATATCTTGGTCAGTCATCTCTAGAAATTGCTCTATAGAGAGATAAATTACTTTTCCATTAGGTAACTGATATTGCATGTTTTTATATCTGTAGTAAAAATACGTGATAATTTTATGTATGATTGCTTGTAGAAAATAAAATATTGCAGTATATAGCTAAAACAATAAAAGGGGAACATTATATTCCCCTGTTATTTTGGAAAAGCATATTCTCAGAATATACTATTTATAATTTTGTGCAATTTTCTTTACTATTTTAGCATAATTTGCATTCTCTGCATAATTACGTCCAATATAGTTATAATATTGTTCTTCAGTTTTTATATTTTTTAAATATGCAGCTTGATAAAGTGCATAATCAATTACACAATCTTTCCAATTATTATAGTAAGCATGACCGTGTTGTAATCTAATACAAGTTGTTGGTCTACTTCTAGCTTGTTTCATACCAAAAAAGTTATTATTACTTTTAAATATATGTGAAGTAAAATTACCTGATTCTAATTGAGCTTGTGCTAGTATAATGTGAGGAAATTTTAAGTTTAAAGAGTTAACATAAAGTATTAATTTTTCTTTAGTAAATAATGAATCATTAGTTATTGTAGATGAAACTTTTGTTTTATAATATATTTTTGTTACTCTAGGAGTATACATAAAACTAAATAACATAAATAAAGCAATACCTAAGAATATCCATATTATATAAATAAAGGGTCTTAATACTTTTTCAAATTCTATTTTGCTATTTACTTTAGCAATATCATATTCTAAATCATTAACTCTTATTGTTATTACATCAGGATCAGCTCCTGAATTCTTAGCTCTTTCAAGAAGTGTATATAATCTTGTTCTAAGTTCATATAATTTACTTAATTTTCTAAATATCATATTACAGTTTTTAATTAATAAAAAAGCCAGCTGTTACACTGGCATATATTAGTATCCTGCTGAATACCGCTCATCAAACTGAGCTTGAGTAACTTGATTGTTTTCAATCCCAAGGTTAAATGCAACTTCTGTTACAAACTCTCCATTTTCAGAATTGTTTATTGAGTTTTCCCATTTAACATTGCTATAAGCATCACATGTTGTATGTGATGATCCACAAGATGTAGCTATTATAGCTACAATTGATATAATTACAAAGTATGTAATTACTATTAAATTAATTTTAATTGTTTTCATATTTTTGTTTTTTTAGTTAAATAATCATAATCCCATATTGCTATACCTGCAAGCACTCCAGATAGATTAAACCCTATCAGTGCTAACATTAGGTCATTTTGTGTTGTAGCTGTAAATAATCCATAAATACAGATAACCATCATTGCTAATCCTAGACTAGCAATGATTAAGCTAACATTTTTATTTCTCATATATCAGTTCTTAATGCAAGAGATATAGTAAAAGATAGATAAATTATTTCTAATATCCAATTAATTACTGAAAATCCTGAAAAATCCATAAATCTCATAGTAAGTGCTCCTACCATAAAGTATTGCATTCCAATTGCTACTAATAAAGCCATAGAGACTTTATTAATTTTTGTAATCATAGTTTCCATAATCATAATAAGTTTTTTAAGTCATTGTAAATACTATATTTTGCTCTTATTTCTTCTATGTCCATAGAATTAGACATAGCAATAGTTTTGTAGTATTCTAATCTTTCATCAATAAGTCTCTCTATTTCTTTTCTACAGTCTTCACTGATAACATTAAAGACTTCTTTTAACATTAAGTTGTAAATTAATACTTTTAGTTCATTTGAGTTTTGCATAATTTTAAGTTTTAGTTTAAGTTTAAATTAAAAAGGTAAATCATTAAGATCTGCTATTGCAGTAGATATAGAAGTATCTAATATAAGAACTTTTCTTTCTATTAGTTTATTTATTTTATAATCAAGTTTATATATTTCCAAATCTTTAATAAAATTTGAAAAATTTGCTCCTGTTATAAAACCTTCTACTCTTATTCTGTCACCTCTACCTGTAGAGTAAATTGCTAAGTGTTCATTTTTGTCTACTAATTTACTTGCATCAGCAACTAATAAGTTAACATTTATTTTAACAGTGTGTAGACCGGCTAACACACCATAACCAAAGGGATAATTTCTATTCATAAGTTTAATTTTTAAGTTAGTAATCATAAAAGCAGGACTTTCACCTGCTAGTTTTGTGCTTATCTTTTCTAGAATATTTCTTCTTATTCTTATAGATAATAGGCTTAGTAGCCTTCCAAATCTCTTGCATTGTTACTTCAATCTTTTCCATAATTTTAGTTTTTAGATTCTTCATAACACTGTTGACATTCATGTACCTCATCACATTGACAAGTTAATTCAGGTGAAATACTATATAGCATAGCCATATCAGCAAATTCACTAGCAATTTCTCCATGTACCTGAAATTTAGGTACAGATTGTGCTCTCTTAGCTCTAATAAGCATTTTAAGAGTATTTCTTAGATGTTGAATATCCATTGTATCAACATCTATCTTTTGACCATTTTTCATAGTCCAGTAAACAGTATCCATAAGTATATTTTTAAGTTTAATTTTAAGTTAAAAACAAAGCTTTGTAGTTATTTCAGCTTTAACTAACCCCTTTTATTGAGGATTTTCCAAAGAATTTATTGTTACTAACACACCTTTAGGACATTTTAATGACATAAGTCTATCAATAGTCTTTCCATTAGGACTGTAACAATAAAATAATCTTTTACCTTTAAAAGGTATTGGACCAGCTTTAACAGCACCAGATCTTCTGATGGCATTAATACATTCTTTAGTGAAAGCATCTAATTTCTTATTAGAATTACTTTCAATTATAAATTGTATATATTTCATACATATTTATAAAGCATTAACTAAGAGTTGTTCTAATAAGAGTTGTATCTTTCATAATAAAATGAACTCTATGTCTTCTTACTAGCTCTTAGTTATGCCCCAAGGTTATGACCCTTGTTATCCCTCTGTACTCAGTTGTAATGTGTAAGATTTAGTATTATTTACCGCAGGTGTGACTAAGCAACCTGCTCTCTTACTATTACAACTGTCTCACCTTGGGAATGAGAAGTGGTGTATTACTAATCCCACAAGAAATTAATCTTGCAGGAATAAGTACTATACTAACTCTGAACTATAACTATCCTTAAGGAATAGTAGATCATCTAGAGAAAGAGTATTGAGATAATCTGCATAAGCAGCTTTATCTAATTTCTTGTTTGATACTTTATCAGCATCTTTAATAATTTGAGCAATCAATTGAAAAATCATATATTATAGTTTAGTTGGTTACTATTTAATATCACTCTGCACTCAGTTATAATGTAAGTTTCCGGCAGGTTATAAAAAAGATTATCAGTCTTCTTTAATTAAAACCCTATGTAACATCTTTCTAGTGATAAAATCTAGTAGTGTTGCGTTCATACATTACAACTGTCTACCCTTGTGAAGTAGAAATGGTGCATTACTATTGAAAGGATGAGTATTGACCTTTCATGTTGCTATTTTTGGAAAATTTCTTCTCCTCATACACACTTATATTTCTATAAGTAAACAACATGCTCAATGATTTATAGTATCATCATACTTTTACATATTAGTGCAATAAGTTTCCTTTCATACCAACTTCCTTACGGGATACACAGTATGTCTACTGCTAGTTAAGATATTAATCAGTCCCTTTACATAAACCTTGCGGGTCTTCTGTACCTACATATTGCAGTAGGATAAGAGCATTTTCACTAATAAGTGCTAGAACATTCTTTGCTTTTAAGTTTTTAGTTTAAATGCGGTTCAGGAAATAATGTGAAGTAGTTCCAACTTTATATAACATAATACCTTTTGAGTACCTTAGTTATAACTTCACATTGCTTTAAGCGGCCAAGCTTACTCACTGTTTGATGTAAATACACACTATTTCTAGTAGCATAAAGAACATCTCACTAATAACAACTTCCATCTTGGCGAGATGTACTATTGTTACCTATTGCACTTTCTATTGACATTTCTGTCTCAACTTCCTACCTGTTAGAAAGTCTACATCTCTATGCATCAACCGTTAGGCCACAAGCACACCAAAATGTAGGTAGTTACAATACTCTTCTGTAGACAGGATTACTCCTGCGCAATATGTTACCAACATATCACTTTATACCATTACTGGTTTATCCTTTGGTCACGAGAGCTGACCTGTTGTTTTAGTAACCGTTATAATAGGTTTAACGCACACACCATGAGTATCTAAACTCTGAGGGTAACAACATTGTGTACTTAATGGTCTTTAAGGGAAATAGACCAAACCCTACTGTCTTGTAACTATACTGGACAGTCCCACGCCAGCAACTTACTGGATACTTGCCTGGTTAAAGAAAAGGCAACAATACTAAATAAAAGGGGATTACTCCCCTGTATGAAACATAGGTTCTGGATGCATAACATTAATTGCATCTTCTAATCTTTTAGCAAGACTACCTAAGTAGATACCTTCATCACTATACACAGGAAGTCTAAGAACATCTTTGTCTAGTTTAGTACCACGGCACCATTCCATATTTATGCAATCAATTAAATGATGACCAACATAAAAGTTCATAGTCCAAGAATGACCATTATCTCTTTCAATAACTTTTAATTCAGGATCTTCAGTGGTAGTTAATGTAGGTCCCCACCAACCTGTGTGAATGAAATCTTTCATAGTATATATAGTTTTAAATTTATTTAATTCCGGAATAAGTTATTATGTTACTCTAACTATAGAAAGAGATAATACTATTCTTAATGTATATACTAAGTCTGTTTTAGCTATATACTATATAATATTAGGCTTTAAGACCATTTCTGCTGACTATTTCTGCCTATAAATTCTTGGATAGGTTAATAGTTAATCTCATTCTTCCTCTTTTTCTCACATATCTCATTTTATAACTACCTGATTATCAGTACCAAAGTCACATTGTTGCACAGGCTGGAGACTTTGTTATAATAATCTAGTTTTAATAGTTACATAGGTGGTTAGTAGGTCTAGATGACCGTGGCCTAACCACACTCAAAGAAGTTGAAAGCTGTACGCCCCACCTGCCGGAGGCCGGTTAAGTATATATATAGACTATTTGCTACACAGTACCTATTAGTACTTGCCAAGGCAAATATTATCTTTTATTTTGTATACTCTTTCTGCCAAAGGCTGTTTAAAAAAAGTAATGAACCACATATTTCTATGTAGTTCATTAATATTTTCCACTTCTGTTGCCAAGTAGTGGTACACTCCGAGTCTTACTCAGTCTAGGATACTTCCTACAATTCTGCTAACAAAGCAGCGAATGTAGCAGGAGTAGCAATAGTTGCACTAACGCCCGTAAGGCACGTTAACCACAAGTTATCACCATCTACTACAGCCTCAATATTGTACTCAGTTCCAATTACTGCCTTAGCCAAGGATTTCTCCCAAAGCTTTGCAAAGTAATTTTCACCTCCAATATTGACAATGCAAGAACGGTACTGAGTACCATTCACATTGGCTTTTGCCTCATTAGAAAAACTGATAAGAGTACCTCTTAACATTTTCTCCATTTTGCAAATAGGGGTTGGTTTTGTTGTGAGGCTTTCTCACAATCTTATATCCACAGCAGTAGAAAGCTGTAAAGGCACCTGCCGGAGGCCCAATCTAGAATAAATTAGTTTTGCTACACAGTACTTACTATGCAGCTGCCAAGCATTGAACTACCAAAAAAAACAACCACATATTACTATGTAGTTGTCCAAGTTCTTTTTCAGAGAGAACTTTATAAGTGTGTAACATCTTATCCTCATAGGCAAAGGCACACTCCACAGAAGTCCTAAGCTGTAGAGACTCCTGCCGAAGGCCATTGAAAGAAAGACATAAAAGGTGTGGCGCAAGCCACTCCATAAGAATGAATGATTGAGCAAAAAAAGAAAGAGCCTAAGCCCTTTCCTTTTCTTCATCAGCCTTTTCTAGCTTGTAGCCACAACGGGCAATAAACACTATTATAGCAACAAACATTACATTTCCAATAACTATTAACATATATTTTAATTTAGGGATTACAGTTTAAAAAAGGGGATTACTCCCCTAATGCATTCTCTGCATAATTTACTTGCAGTTCAATATACTCTTGCAGCATGTGGGCATGCTTTGTTAAAGCATCATGATAACCTTTAATGTACCCTGTTTCAAAAGGGTCATTAGTATTATCAAGGTGTTTAATGTATGATTTTGCATCACCTTCAAGCATAGCAATAATTTGTAATACAGTTGTTGTGTCCATGATATATAGTTTAAATTTAACATTAATACTATGAGTAGTTTTAAGTTGTAGCATTTCCTGCCGAAGGCTTAACTATAAAGATAACACCCAATTAAGGGTGTCATCTTCTACCTATTATTTAAGTAGGTGTGCAAGCATATTAGGTGTTGCAATAGTTGCAGTAACACCAGTTAACAATGTTAACCATAAGTTTTCACCATCAACAATCATTTCAACAGTGTACTCATTGCCAACAACAGCTTTGGAAACAGATTTCTCCCAGATTTTTGCAAAATAGTTTTCACCCTCAATGGCTACTATGCAAGATCTGAATTCAGTTCCATTAGTGTTTGTTTTTACAGTGTCACTTACACTGATTAAGAATCCTTTAACATTGCTCATCTTTTTAAGTTTTAGATGGTTAATAAATATAATATATCCTTAGCAGTTATAAGCTGTAGTACCATCTGCCGAAGGCTTAAGCATAGTTAAGAGAGCTATTACAGCTCCCTCAAACATTAAGCATTAGGATTTAACACCCATTCCTTAACAGTAACTACTCCGTTTATTACAGCATATACAATCATGATACAAAGTTTAGTTGGTTCCATAGTAGTTATAAGCTGTTATATAATCTGCCGAAGGCTATACTATATTATACATATAGTACACACCCCTATTATATAGCACCCTGCCTCCCTCCTCTTGCTAGCACATCACTAGCATAGTACATGTAGTAGACATAGCATGTCACCTCTTGTCTCTCCTCTCCTGTTGTAGCAGCTAGGTTTCTTTCCCAGCAGGATTTTTTTCTAAAATATTTCCTAGAATTTATGACACACTCCTCAAGTTGGTGGGGGGTACCACCTCCACAGGATTTGGCGGGGGGTTGTATCATAGCACCCAACCTCTACATCTCACATACTAAAAAACCATATAACTTTGTGTAAGAATTTTCCACCATAACAGGATTATAACCGTTTTAGTGATGGGAATTTTCCACTATAAGTATATAACCTGCATGAATTTTTCCAGAATATGCATGCATAATGTAACATATAAGTTACAAAATAGTATAGTTTTGTAAACTATATTATGCTTTATAGTATTATAAATATTTATACATTTGTGACAAACTTATTTATTATGGCACACATAGAACATAACTTCTTTCCTCTTAAAGTATTTGTAAGAAATGAATACATGTACCAACACACTAAAGGTCAAGGAGAGTTTACTCCAGGGATAATAGTATCAGTAAGATGTATGCCGGGGCAAGCAGCATTATTCCAGGTACTTTTAGAGAATGGAGCTCTTAGAGATAAGTTACCAAGTCATGCTTTATTGACTGAACCAGAGACACCAGATCCAGATCTACCATTTCATTTTTTACAGTTATGGAATTGCTTCTCTTATAACTTTACTGTTATGAGTTTGTCTTACCTCTATGATACTCCTGTAGAAGTATATATGAAAGACCATAAATTTTACAAAGGTAATTACCATGGAACTATTAACTGGGGATCAAATGATCTTAACACAGATCTTACATTAGCTGAAGATCCTAAAGAACATAAAAGTCATCATATCATTTTACTTGAGAATGGTCAGATAGCTTTACAACCTAACAACAGAATTAAATGGTCTGAACCTTCATTTGTAACTAAAGCTTTCCCAGAGAAACCAGATTACTTAGTATGTAATGAATGGTATAACTGCGAAGGATTTGAAAAGTGGCAAACAGAAGATTCAGAAAGAATGTTTTATGATAACGAATAACTTAAGGTTATAGCCTTACTCAAGGGCCCCCATCATCAGGTTATATCCTGATATTTGTATAAGTAAATAATATTTAGTATATTATAATATAAACCTAAAACTAAGAAAGTATGCCACCAACTCCAAAGAAAGGATCACTTAAAAAAGTTGCAACTGCAGCAGTTAAAAAAGCAAAAGCTAAAATAGATAGTACAGATTATACTAACTATAACTCAAAAGTTGTAAAACCTACAGCAGATAGTACAGATTATTATAATTATAAAGCCAAAGTTAATTTTCAAAAAGCTTCTGATAGAAGTACTTATCCTCACCTAAGAAAACAATTTAATAGTTATTTAGATAAAGGTCTTAAAGCTCAAAAAGATGCTTTAAGACAACTTGATAAAGGTAGACCAGGTTATGATAAAGATGGATTTCCTATTAAGAAATCAAAAGTAGGTGGTATAGTAAAATCTAAAAAGAAGTAATGTGAAAAAAGTTGATATGGGTAAGTATATCTTACTTATAGGTAATGATGCTACTGAAATCTTTGACTACTATAAAGTAGATGAGATGCACGGGTTAAATAGAGCAGATGCCCAGGCTGAAGAAGTAGATAAGACTGTTGGTAATGGAGTTTACATATATGGATTAACTAATTATGATCCGGCAGATAAAAAGTTAACTGCTAAAGATCCATACAAACCATTTTTATTTTTAAACTTAGGTACTTTTAAAAAGTATAATGTTACAGAAAAAGCCACAGCTGTTATGCATGAAACTATGCACATGAGTATCTTACTAAACAACTGGAATATAAAAGATAAAGAAGAAGAGGTAATAACTTATGCTGAATATGAAGCAAACAAGATTATTGAAAAACTAAAGAATACTAAAATAGAAGCACCTAAGAAAGGGTTCTTCTCTAGAAAATAAAAAGCAATGCCAAAAGATGCATGTTATTCTAAAGTAAAAGCACAGTACGCTGTGTTCCCTTCGGCAAGGGCTTCTCAAGCTATTGCAAAATGTAGAAAAGGTTCTGGTGCTGTTAGAAAAACTAAAGCAGGATCAGATCTTAAAAGATGGCAAGCAGAAAAATGGCAAGATACTAAATCAGGAAAAGCTTGTGGTGCAGGAGGAAAGAATGAATACTGTAGACCTACCAAAAGAATATCTAAAGCAACACCTAAAACAAAAAGTGAAATAACACCTTCTAAACTAACTGCTAAGAAAGCAGAAAAGTCTAGAGTAGGTATGGGTAGAAAAGTTAAAAAAATATAATCATGGCAAAGACAGCAGCTTGGACTAGAAAAGAAGGTAAGAATCCTGCAGGAGGATTGAATGCAAAAGGAGTAGCATCTTATAGAGCAGCTAATCCTGGTAGTAAACTTCAGACAGCTGTTACTACTAAACCATCTAAGTTAAAAGCAGGAAGTAAAGATGCTAAAAGAAGAAAGAGTTTTTGCGCTAGAATGTCTGGTATGCCAGGTCCTGCTAAAAAACCAAATGGAGAACCTACAAGGAAGACTCTTGCATTAAGAAAATGGAACTGTTAATAAATAATAATCATGGCAAAAATTAAAGATAGTGGTATGACCACAAAAGTAAAAAAGAATATCTCTAGACCAGGGATACATGCTAAGTCTGGAAGCTCTCAATTAAAGTCTTCAAAAAAATATAAAAAATTATATAGAGGTCAAGGAAAATAATTATATATTTGCATAAACCAAATGTATAATCATGGAAGAACAACTAGCATTTAAAGAAACTAAAATAGTATCTTTTGGAGAAACCTTAATGGAAATAGATTTTGATTTATCAGAAGATACATCAGATTATAAAGTTAAGAAGCTTATGGCAGAAGTAACTAATTTATTAAGAGAAGAATACATATTAGCTGGAGGAAATCCAGTTAGAAGTATTTTATTTGAGCATGCAATAGGACAAATAGTTAATGCTCAAATGTCTATAAACAAAGTAATAACCCTAAAATAAAAGTATGAGCCAATTTAAAACATTAAGAGGAAGAAGAATCTTAATAGAAGTACCTGTAAAGAAAGAATCAGTAATTAAGTTATCTACTAAAGATGATGATGCACTGATGTATGAAGCAATGAAGCAATGGAATAGACTTACTATTTATGCTGTAGGAGATAAAGTAGAAGATGTTGTAGTAGGAGATGTAGTATATATTGCAGTTAGTCAATTAGAACATGCAGAAAAAGTTGACATTGACGGGAGTGTCAAGTTAATGTTGAATGAAATGGATATAGCAATCATATGGTAAATATCTCACATGATGATTACTTCTCATCTAATACTATGAAAGGTAAAGAACTGTCTCCAAAAGACATTGAAGAGAGAATAAAAACTTATACTCCTTATAATGTAAAGGATCTAAAGTATAATACTCTTGCAGAAGATGTACATGACTTTAGAAAAAATATACCTCCTTTTAATTCCCGTCCGGAATACTATGGTGGAAAAGATTCAACCTATGAAGTATTTAGTGTATTAGAAGCATGGAAACTAGATAAAGATTTTTATTTAGGTAATGTTCTAAAGTATTTAGCAAGAGCTGGTAAAAAAAGTTTTAACAAAAAAGAAGATTTAGAAAAAGCTTTAGTATATTTACAGAGAAGAATAGATACATTATGAAAACAATTGTTATTATAATTTTTTGTGCAATTATATTATTGCTATGGTTAATAGCACATGCTATGTCAAAACCAATCTTTAATAAGATGAGTAAAAACTTTGAATATGATAGTACAGGGAATATAATTGCAAACTATTGTATGTTTATAATAATAATATTATCCTTTCTTATAGGATTATGGATTTGACTTAGAAGTCACTTTGGTTAGTTATACTTTTAAGTTAATGAGAAGCCCTAGGTAACAGCAGGGCTTTTTTTTATGATAAATTTTTTGTATATTATAGTATGACAGAATTTTCATTACAAGGGGATTTAAGTATAGCAGGTACTGTATTAGCTACAGGTTCATCTGCTTTGCCTTTAACAAAAGTTATTACTTTAAGTTTTAATAATCCTTTAGCCTATATATTAACTTTAGAAAAATATGATGCATTAACTACTTCTACAATAGTTTTATATGAAGTAACTTTAGCAGCAGGTGATACAATTAATGATACATTAGTTTATGTTTTAAATGCAGGAGATACATTAACTGCCTACTCTAATATTTTAGGTACAACTTATTATATATACGGTATAGATTATGCAAGTAACTGAAAAAGATGGTACTGTATATGGTTCCCGTATAGAAGTATATGGACCTGATGGAAAACCTAAAACTTCAGGAGGTGGAGGAGGATCTCCTACAGGACCTGCGGGTGGAGACTTATCTGGTACTTATCCTAATCCTTCTGTATTATGGAACAATGGTTTACCTACTTATGATCTAAATTATTATCCGTTAAGCTTAAATCCAGCAGGATATATTACAAATGCAGCTTTGTCAGGTTATTTAACAGCAGCAACTGCAGCATTAACTTATTATCCTCTTACAAATCCTAATGCATTTATCTCAGGTATAACAGGACCAATGGTTACTAGTGCTCTTGGATTTACTCCATATGACGCGGCTAATCCTTCTGGATTTATTACTTCTTCTGCATTAGGTCCTTATCTTACTGCATCTACAGCAGCTTTAACTTATCAACCAATACTAGTATCAGGCACTAACATAAAGACTATTAACTCTACATCATTGCTAGGAAGTGGTGACATTGTTATTGCAGGTTCAAGCCCTTACACTACAGTAGGCAATGCTACAGGAATATTAGTAAATAACTTAACAGTTAACACTATCAGTGCATCTATCCTTATCCCTGGTAGTACACTAATACCTACTAAAGTACTACAGCTAAGAGCACAGGTAAGAAAGATAGGAGGCTCAGGTACAGTCAATGTACGTTTTTATATTAACACTACCAATAGTTTAGTGGGTGCTACTCAAATAGCTCAAGGTGCAAATATGACAGGCTCGGGTCTTATGCAAAGAGTGGCTAGAGATATCTATATCACTAATAACAGCATTCAATGCTACGTACCTACTAATGGTATTTCTACAGATCTATCCTCAGCACCTATGACTAACATAACTTATACAATGGCTAATGCATACTACCTTATAGCAGCTATACAATGCTCAACTTTATTAGATGATGGTACAATAACAAGGCTTAACTTAATGATTTACTAATGGGAAGATATGCTTAATTTAACAACTATACCGGGAGGGTTTATAATGCGTGATTTAGAATATATTACAGATGGTATATTTGAAATACTTCATGAAACACAAGCCCACATATCAACTAATAATGGAACTATTTTTATAGACATTACTGTTACTGTAAACAATATTAGTTATAAAACTATAAATGAATTAATAATAGTTTTGTTATCTAAATAATTTTTAGTATATTATACATATAAACTTATAAAAAAAACAATCATGGATATTTTAAATTTTATTTCTTGGATTAAAGCCGGAAACTACAGAACAACTTTACCAACTGATACACAAAATCTATTAGCAATTGGAGCTAAAGATCCAAGTAGAGATGATGGTTGGTTAGCACTTGCAGTAAATGCAGCACCTTTACAATCTTTGTATGATACAGGTACTGTAACTCAATTGACTTCTATTAATACTGCTGTAACATTAAATACACATGTAGGAACTATTGTTACAGTAGGTGCAACTACTATACCTGGTACACCAGATACATTTACACTTAATAATACAAATTTAAAAGCTAATTCAATATTATTTTTAAGTGTTGGTTATCCTTCATTTGGTGCTGGTACACCAGTTGTTTTTTCAGAACTAAATCCATTAGGTGGATCAGTTAGAATTACTATTAGCAACCCAGATGCAAGTGGAGCATTAGATCAACCATTAAACATTAATTTTTTAATTGTTAATCCGCAATAATAAATAAGAAACTATGTCAGTAGGAAATTTAAAAACAGACGGTCAAAAAGGAAATAATTTCCCGTGGCAATTAAAAATGTTGCAAGGATTACAAGGTATTATTGATGTTTTAAATCATGGAGTTTGTTGTCCACCAAAACAAAGAATACCTGTAGTTGGATATGAAACTACTCCAAATTCAATACCTGATGATACATATGGATTTTCTATAGCAAATGTAGGAGCTGCAGCAGGAACTGTAAATGGACTTCCATTACCAGCAGGAGTAACAATTAATTTTGATCCAGGAGTAAATAATACTATAGTAGGTATATCTTATGATGCAACAGGAACTACATTCTTAATTACTTATATACTTTAAGTAATGAGTACTGAGATAAATATAGATAAGTACTCTTTAAATCCTTCAGGGTTTATAAATAGACTATATACTCAGACTAATTCTAGTACTCCTGTAACAGCTACTGCAGTTGAGGGTAGTTTATTAGATGGAGGATTAGGAACTCTTACAATTCCTGCAAATGGATTTCAAGTAGGAGATAGTTTTAGTGGGTCAATAATAGGTCACTTATCTTGTGTAGGTACAGCTACTTTACAAGTTAGAATTAAAACTGCATCAGGTATATTACTAGCAGATACAGGAGCAATGGCAATGAGTGCTGCTACTAATAAACATTGGAAATTAGATGTTAATTTTACTATAAGGCAATTAGGAGCAGCAACAGTAGCTTCTATAGCATCAGGAGGATTATTTTCATATACTAAAAATTCAGGACTTAACTTTGAAGGTGTAAATTTTAGCATAATAAATAATACAACTTTTGATACCACATTAGTTAATACACTTGTAATTACTGCTCAATGGAATACTAATAATGCAGGAAATTCTATTTATTCTGAATTATTTACATTATTCAAAACGTATTAAAATTAGTATATTAAGATGGGAACACTAATTACATTAAGTGGAATTAATAATCAACAAGTTTTTGTTACAACGGGAATACCTGTAACTGGCACTATTACAGAAACTGAAAGTGCTATTATACAAATACCAGCAAATACATTATTGTCTGATGATATGATATCTATCAGAGCTAAAATTCATAAGTCTGTTGGTATTCCTGCATCTAGTTCTTTATTAAGAATGTATCACAATAATGCTCCAACTTTAATAGGTGCTACATTAATTGCAACAGCCTCTGACTTAAATAGTATAAATAATTTAGAATCATTTTATAGAGAATTAATAATAAAGGGAACTAGTTTATTTTATATGAATCCATTACCTGTAGGAAATGAAGATGATCTTGCGGCCGTAGAGGCAGTAAATTCATTTATAGATATGAGCAATGATTTATATTTTATATTTAGTATTGAAAATGGAAGTCCAGTAGATGTTTGTACTTGGGCTAAATGTATAGCAAAAATATTTAGATAATGAAAAACTTATTTTTAATTTCTTTACTTTTAGTATTTATTACATCTTGTTCTCTTGAAAAGAGACTTGCTAAGTACTGCCCTTTATGTGTTCAGAAAGATAGTACTATAACAGTAATACAAGTTAAGGACACAACTATAACTATCCCTGGAGAAACAATAACGCTATTAGACACACTTTATTGTGACTCTCTTGGTAATGTTATATCTAAACTAAATGGTGACCTTAGAGACAAGGATGGTAAGTTAATAAGTTTGCAAACCAAACTTCAAAACAATGTGTACTACACAAAAGCCAAAGTTGAAACAATCTATAAAACAATCAAGGGTAATGATATATATCATACCAAAGTAGTAACCAAAACACTTAAACCACAAAAGATTAAATATATCCCTGGATGGATAAATTTTTTAGCTTGGTTAGGTGGTATATGGTTAATATTAATAATCCTATATATAGTGTATAGAATAATAAAAGCACAAATTCCAGTGTTATGAAAACAAATATAATTTTCTTTTTTAGTGCTATGATTTCTTTCTTTGCTCCTATACAAATGCTTGTATTAATTTTAATGTTTGTAATTTTAATAGATACTATTGTTAAATTAATATCACTTAAAAAGATAGCTGAGGAAACAAAAAGAAAATATAAAGATGTTTTTAAATCTAAAATATTAAGACTTGGTTATTTATATAAAACTGCTGGTTATTTTATAATGGTACTTGTTATATTTCCAATTGATTATTATGCATTAACACCATTTATATCAGCAATGTTAAAGGTTTTTAATTTACAGGCTTTAGTTATAACACCTGCAATATGTACTAATGTTTTATTAGCAATACTTTGTCTTATGGAAGTATCTTCAATAAATGAAAATTGGTTTGATATATCAAAAAATAACATACTTACAAGTGTTTCAAATAGTTTTAATAAAATAAGAAAGACTGTTAAAACCGTTACAAGTGCATACAAAGAAACCAAAGATGATGTATTATGAAATTGGACATAACTAAAATAGTTCAACACAGGTTAAAGCCTAGTCAGTTCATGGAAGTTAAACATGAAAAGAAGCAGATATACTTACATCACACAGCGGGTGGACCTGATGCAGTATCTGTAGCTAAATATTTTGATACTAAACCTGAGAGAGTTGCTACAGCTTTTATTATAGGAGCAAATGGTACAATAGTACAATGTTTTAGTTCTAAAGACTGGGCATATCATTTAGGATTAAAAGAAAGTATTTTTAAAGCTAGTAAGGTTCCATATATATCTTTAGATCCTATAAGTATAGGTATTGAAGTATGTAACTGGGGACCACTGTCTTTTAAAAATGGAAAGTACTACAATTATGTAGGAGGAGAAGTTAATGCTTCTAATGTGACAACCTTAGAAAAGCCTTATAAAGGACATAAGCATTGGTTTACCTATACAGATGCTCAGATAGAATCATTAAGACAACTAGTAGAATATCTTTGTGAAACTTATGATATACCTAAAAACTATAATGAATCTATATGGGATATAGATATAGATGCACTAAAAGGAAATAAAGGTATCTTTACACACAACTCTGTAAGAAAAGACAAGTCAGATATGTATCCTTGTCCAAGAGTAATACAAATGTTAAAAAACTTATAATTATGAAATTTAGAAACAACTGGAACACATCAAGAAAACAATGGGATAAATTTGCTATAAGACTTAGAGTAGGTATTATAGACTTCTTTACATTAGAAGTAGATATCTCTAGAGACTTTTATATGCTAACAATATTAAATTTAACAATTAAAAACAGGTAATCATGATAGATGACAAAAATCAGATCATTAGATCTATGAGAAGTTATGAAGTAGGAGGATCAACGGATGATTCTTGTATGGAAGAATATATGGATGCTTCTGGTAAAAAAAGAAGGAGAAGAAAGAAAAGTGGATGTGGAAAAGTAACTAGATATAGAACATCTTCTGGAGGAGGTGGTGGTGGTGGCCGTGCATTAGGTGCTATTTTAGGTGCTGGTGCTGCTATTGGTGCAGGACTTGGTCTTAAAAAAATGTTAAAAAAAGAACAAACTGGAGGTTCAGTTAAAAAACAAATGGGTGGACCAATAGGAAATGGTAAATTTTTAAAAAATAATCCTAAGATTGCAGCTAAGATTGCTAATGCAAAAACAGTAATAAGAAATGTAAAAAAAATGGTAAAGCCAAGAACTAAAGGATAATTTTTAATTATATCTCTCTAAGCATAGAAATCCAGGTAACTTAAATTATCTGGATTTTTTTATTTAAATATTTTTTATTTAAACATATTTAGTATATTTGTTTAAACTTTAAATATATAATCATGGAAAACCAACAAGAACAAGAGCTGACTCAAGAAGAATTAGCTGAAAGAAAAGAACAAATGCTTTCTTTTTATGTAGAATCATTACCTTATTTAGAGGCACAAGTTAAATATGAAACTTTGTTACTACAAATAGATGAAGCTAGATTTAAAAGAAGTAGTATTCAAATGCAGTATGCTATGATGTTACAATCTCAGAAAGAACAACCCGCAGGTGCTGATTTTGATATAGACAAGGAAACTAAGTCTGATCAAGATAAATCTAAAAATGAGTAATAATGGCTTTAGTAAACCAAGTACAAAAACGTGTTGTAATGTCTATTCAAGATATTATTAAATTTCAGATACTAACTCACTGTTATCTTAATAGAATAACAGTGAGTAATTCTGACATAGAGTGTTTGACTTTATTAAGTTTAATAGAACCAATAGAATTAACACACTTTTGTTATGATGCTTCAGAAGAACATAATATATTTAAGTCTTCTCAGACTGTAAGAAATTCTATAAATAAATGTGAGAAACATAACTTAATTATAAAAGATTCTAATAATAAAAAACTCATATTAATTAATCCTGATATGAAAATACAAACAAAAGGAGATATATTACTTGACTATAAATTTTTAGGAAAATGAATCCCAAAAAATCAAACAAGTTATATAAAGAAGTTTCAGAAGAATTAAATTTAACAGAAGATTTAGTTCAAGATTTTATTGAGTTTTATTATAAAGAAATAAGAAAAAATCTAACTGATCTTTTACATCCTAGAATTAATGTAGATGGTTTAGGACATTTTGTAGCAAAAACTTTTATAATTAGAAAAGCTATTCCTAAATATCAAAAATTTTTAGAAGTACAAAGTACTGAAACTTTTGCTGAATACTTTAATAAAAAGAATACAGAAACAAAATTAAATGCATTAATAAATTTAGAAATTAAACTTACTGAAATAGAACACAAAAAAGAAATATTTAAACAAACTAAATATGACAAATATACTAAAGACAATCTGGAAGAATAAATCTCAAATCATGGAAGGTATTAAGAATGCAGTACTTAGAGATGAATTTGTAGAAGATGTAGCAAAACTTAGACATGAAGTATGTGACAGTTGTGAATTAAAAGGAAAAAAATGTGCAGTAAGAGGTACTGCTCCTTGTTGTAATGAATGTGGTTGTTCATTAGCATTTAAGACTAGAGCTTTATCATCAGAATGTCCTCATCCTAATGGTCCCAAATGGAAAGCTATTCTTACAGAAGAAGAAGAAGATAAACTAGATGAATTATGAGTATAGTATTTCAAGCATCAGATCATACTTATAAAAGTATAGATAATTCTGATAAAATTAATTGGATAAGTGTAACTACACTAGTATCTCATTTTAAAAAACCTTTTGATTCTAAAGCAGTAGCTGCTAAAGTATCTAAAAGTAAAAGATCTAAATGGTTTGGAATTGAACCTATTGCTATTGAAGCTATATGGAATGCTGAATCAGATAGAGCTATGACATTAGGTACCTTTTATCATAATCAAAGAGAATCTGACATATGTGGATTAGCATCTATGGAAAGAGAAGGAATAGTAGTTCCTATATTTCCTCCATCTGGAGAAAGTAATGGTATTAGATTAGCACCTTCACAAAAATTAGATTCAGGTATATATCCTGAACATATGGTATTTCTCAAGTCTGCAGGTATATGTGGACAATCAGATTTTGTAGAAGTAGTAAATAATAAAGTAAACATTATAGACTATAAAACTAATAAAGAAATTAAAAAAGAATCATTTAAAAATTGGGAAGGTATATCAGATAAAATGAGTTTTCCTATATCTTCATTAGATGACTGTAATTTTAATCATTATGCTCTACAATTAAGTATTTATATGTACATTATATTAAAGCATAATCCTAAACTTATTCCAGGTAAAATGTTTATACAACATATATCATTTGAAGAAGAAGGTAAAGATGAGTTTGGATATCCAATAACTAAATATTTAGATAATGGAGATCCTATAGTAAATGATATTACATTAATGGCAGTACCTTATCTTTATGATGAAGTTCTTGCTATTATAAATTATATAAAAGATAACCCAATTAAAAAGAAATAATATGTTAGTAAGACTATTTGATGTACAAAATGGTATTGTTGTACCAACAGAACATTGCTATACACTAAAAGCTTTAAAAGATATAATGGATAACTATCCAGAAGAACATCTTAAGATTTACTTGTATTTGTTTTACATGACATGTCCTAATCCAGATATGAATCCTTTTTTCTATGCACCTGATATAGACAAAGAGTATTTAATTATGAAAGAAATAAATGGAGATTTTTCATTAGAGGATGATGATATCCATACTGCTTTACAGTTTTGCCAGAGAATGTATGAAACACCAACATCTAGAGCATACAAAGGTATTGCATCTATGTTAGATAGATTAGGTAGATATATGGAGAATACACCTATTACAGATGGAAGAGATGGTAATATAAATTCTATAGTTGCTGCAGCAAAAAACTTTGATCAGATTAGAGCTTCATTTAAAGGAGTATATAAAGATTTACAAGAAGAACAATCTAGTAAAGTTAGAGGAGGTCAAGGTCTTGCCTATGACAGTTAATTATGGATGACATATATAAAGATATTCCTACATGGGATAATGGTACATGGACAACAACATCTTTTGAATCAAGAGATGAATGGAGAGACTTTTTATTTTCTATATTTAGAGAACCTGGAAAATATGAGTTTAATGAAGCAACAAATGAAATATTTATTGCTGAGTCTAGAAAGTTTAGAGAAACTAAAGTATACTGTACTGCACCATTTAAATCTAGAGACTTTGTTAATTACTGGGATGATCAGAAAAATAAATGTAGACTAGGAGTATTAGTTAAATCAGATAATAAAACATGGTATCTTACCAGAGATTATTATATGTGGTTAAACTTCTTACCTATATTTGATAAGGAACAACAGAAGTTTGACTTTGCTCAAATAAGGGATGCACAATATCATATGGCATTATATGAGGTACTTGCAGAACTATTCTATTTACATGCTGCTATATTAAAGAAAAGACAGATTGCATCTAGTTATTTTCATGCAGGTAAACTAATTAATCAGTTATGGTTTGAGGCTGGAGTTACACTTAAGATGGGAGCTAGTCTTAAAGATTACATTAATGAGAAAGGAACATGGAAATTTCTAAATGAATATGCTGCATTCTTAAATGAACACACTGCTTGGTATAGACCAATGTCTCCAGATAAAGTAATGATGTGGCAACAAAAGATTGAAGTAAGAAAAGGAGATAGAAAAGCTGAGGTAGGATTAAAAGGAACTTTACAAGGAATGTCTTTTGATAAAGATCCAACAAATGGAGTAGGTGGACCAGTTAAATATTTCTTTCATGAAGAGGCAGGTATTGCTCCTAAAATGAATACAACATTTGGATACATTAAACCAGCTCTTAAATCAGGTATGATTACTACAGGATTATTTATAGCAGCAGGATCAGTAGGTGATTTAGATCAATGTGAGCCATTAAAGAAAATGATTCTAGATCCAGAAGCTAATGATATCTATTCTGTAGAGACAGATTTGTTAGATGAGCAAGGTACTTTAGGTAAGTCAGGTTTATTTATTCCTGAACAATGGTCAATGCCTCCTTACATAGATGATTATGGTAATTCACTTGTAGAAGAAGCATTACAAGCATTAGATGATTATTTTGAGAAGATAAAAAAATCTATGGACCCTGAAGATTACCAGTTAGAAATATCTCAGCACCCTAGAAATATAGCAGAAGCATTTAAACATAGAAAAGTATCTAAGTTTCCATCACATCTTGTTACTGCTCAAATAAGAAGAATAGAAGATAAAGAATATGCTTATGAATATCTAGATATATCTAGAGATGATACAGGAAAGATTAAAGTAAAAGATAGTAATAAGTTACCAATATCTGAATTTCCACTATCTAAAAAGACAGAAGATAAAACTGGATGTTTAGTAGTATGGGAAAGACCAGTTAAAGATCCCGTTTATGGCCAGTACTATGCATCTATTGACCCTGTAGCAGAAGGAAAGACAACTACTTCAGACTCATTATGTTCTATCTATGTAATGAAAGCTCCTGTAGAAGTAACTAAAGTTACAGTAGATGAAACAGAAACATATATAGAACAAGATAAAATAGTAGCAGCATGGTGTGGAAGATTTGATGATATCAAGCAAACACATGAAAGATTAGAAATGATCATAGAGTGGTATAATGCTCAAACTGTAATTGAGAATAATATTTCTTTATTTATCTTATACATGATATCTAGAAAAAGACAAAGATATTTAGTTCCTAAAAACCAAATAATGTTCTTAAAAGACTTAGGTGCAAATGCTAACGTCTTCCAGGAGTATGGTTGGAGAAATACAGGAGTACTATTTAAACATCACTTATTAAGTTATGTCATAGAATACTGTAAAGAAGAACTAGATACTGTAACTAAACCTGATGGAACTATAGTAAGAACAACTTATGGTATAGAAAGGATCCCAGATATAATGTTGCTTAAAGAAATGCATGCCTATACAGATGGTTTAAACGTGGATAGACTAGTTGCATTTTCTGCAATGGTTGCATTTATGAGAATACAACAAGCAAATATAGGTTATACTAAAAGAGTTATTATGGATGATGCAAGTAAAAACTTGCAAAAGTCAGAAAATTTGTTTAAATTAAATAGCAGTCCTTTCCGTCATATGGGAGGAAACAGAGCTAAAGTTAATGGACAATATATTAAAAGATCAGCTTTTAAGAACTTTAAATAATAGATATGCAAGTATATAATGCAATGCAGCTTAAAGCTGGAGCTAAATCAGAAACAAATAGAATGGGGAGTTTAACTCAACCATTACAATTTATTTCTAAAAAAGATAAAAATGAAGAATGGTCTGCTTGGAATCTTGACTGGATAGAATGGCAAGGTATAAGACAGATCCGTAGAAATGCTAGAAGGTTAATGAAGAACTATAAACTTGCAAAAGGTATTATAGATAGATCTGATTATATTGTTGAAGAAAATAATGAAAACAGTGACATTGTAGATTATCTTACAAGAAATGATGATTCTGCTGCTTTAGAATTAAAGTTTTATCCAATTATTCCAAATGTTATTAATGTTCTAGTAGCTGAATTTGCTAAGAGATCTACTAAACTTACATACCGTGCAGTAGATGAATACTCTTATAATGAAATGATGGAGGAAAAAAGAGCTGCAGTTGAAGAAGTTTTAATGTCTAATGCACAAGTAAAAATTTCTGCTGCTTTATTAGAACAAGGTTTAGATCCAGAATCACCTGAAGCTCAAGAAGAATTAAATCCAGAAAAATTAAGAACACTTCCTGAAATAGAACAATTCTTTAAAAAAGATTATAGATCTATGATAGAAGAGTGGGCAACTCACCAACATAAGGTAGATGTAGAAAGATTTTCTATGGATGAATTAGAAGAGAGAGCTTTTAGAGATTCCTTAATTACAGATAGAGAATTTTGGCATATGAGAATGATGGAGGATGATTATGAAGTAGAACTTTGGAATCCTGTAGTTTGTTTTTATCATAAATCTCCAGATGCAAGGTATATTTCTCAAGCTAATTGGGTTGGTAAAACAGATTTATTAACTCCTTCAGATGTTATAGATAAGTATGGATACTTAATGACAGAAGAACAGTTACTATCATTAGAAGCTATTTTTCCAATTAGATCAGCTGGTTACAATATTGGTGGTATGCAAAATGATGGTTCATTTTATGATGCAACTAAATCACATGAATGGAATACAAATATGCCTTCTCTTGGAATGAGGCAGTATACTTCTGCTGTAATGAATGGTACACAAGGAGATATAGTACAACAAATTCTTTCTGAAGGTGAAGATTTTACTAGAGAAGGTTTTCTTAATTTATTAAGATGTTCTACAATGTATTGGAAGTCTCAAAGAAAAGTAGGTCATCTTACTAAAGTTGCAGATAATGGTGAAGTAATAAATGAAATAATAACTGAAGATTATGTAGTAATTGACAAACCTATTTATGATACTAGATTATTTAAAAATAAAACTAAAGATAATGTAATCTTTGGAGATCATATTGATTGGATATGGATTAATGAAGTATGGGGTGGTATAAAGATAGGACCTAATATGCCATCTTATTGGGGAACAAGTAATCCTGGAGGATTTGCTCCTATGTATATAGGTATTGATAAAAATGTAATGGGTCCTCTTAAGTTTCAATTTAAAGGTGATAATACTCTTTATGGATGTAAACTTCCTGTAGAAGGTGCAGTATTCTCAGATAGAAATACTAAGTCTACAGCTTTACTTGATTTAATGAAGCCATACCAGATTGGGTACAACATAGTAAACAACCAGATTGCTGACATATTAGTAGATGAGTTAGGTACTATTATCATGTTAGATCAGAACACTCTTCCTAAGCACTCTTTAGGAGAAGATTGGGGTAAAGGTAATTATGCTAAAGCATACATGGCAATGAAGAATTTTCAGATGCTTCCTCTTGATACTAGTATTACTAATACAGAGAATGCACTTAACTTCCAACATTTCCAGAAACTAGATCTATCTCAGACAGAAAGATTAATGTCTAGAATAAGTTTAGCTAATCACTTTAAGCAACAAGCCTTTGAAGTAATAGGTCTTAATCCACAAAGAATGGGACAACAACTATCTCAGATAACTGCTACTGGAGTTGAACAAGCTGCTTCAGCATCTTATGCACAAACAGAAATATTCTTTATACAGCATTGTGATTACTTAATGCCAAGAGTACACCAGATGAGAACTGATGTTGCACAATTTTATAACTCTACTAAGCCATCTGCAAGATTAACTTATATTACAGGAGCAGATGAAAAAGTAAATTTTGAAATAAAAGGAACTGATTTATTAATGAGAGATCTTAATATATTTTGTACAACTACTGCTAATCATAGAGCTATCCTAGATCAACTAAAAGGAATGGCTATGAATAACAACACTACAGGAGCTTCAATATTTGATTTAGGACAAATAGTACAAGCAGATTCTATTGCTCAACTTAATACTGTTCTTAAAGCTTCTGAAGCTAAACAAAGTGAACAGAAACAACAAGAACAACAGTCTGCACAGCAAATGCAAGAACAACAGATTCAAGCAAAAGCAGAAGAAGAAAGATTGAGAAGAGAGTATGAAGAATCAAATTCTGAAAAAGATAGACAAAATCAAGTTCTTATTGCTGAAATTAAAGCAGCAGGTTATGGAGCTATGGCTGATATTAATAAAAATGAAGAATCAGACTTTTCAGAATCTATGAAAGAGATAAGACAAAGTGAACAATATCAAGAACAAATGTCTTTAGCAAGAGAAAAACAATCTAATGAAAATGTAAGAAGTAATCAGAAAATAGATATTGAAAGAGAGAAGCTAGGTGTTCAAAGAGATATTGCTCAAACTCAGTTAGAAATTGCTAGAGAAAACAAAAATAAATTTGATTCTAAAGATTCTAAGAAAAAGAAATAGACCTTTAGCCATATACTGCTAAAAAAAGTTTTTTTATTTTAAATTTTTAAAATTTAATTAGTATATTACATTAACAACCAACAAAAACCAAAGTAATGGAAAAAGACAAAATTGAGGAAACTCAAATACAGGATTCTACAACGGTAGGACAAGCAGATGTAAACATTGATGAATTATTTGGAATACCAGGTGCTGAAAGTGTAATGCTTCCATCAGATGGTAAAGAAGAAGAAAAACCAAAGACTATGTTCTCTAAGGAGAGTGTAGACACTACGTTCCTTGACAAATCTTCCTTTTCTGAAAAGAAAGAAGAAGATGCAGAAGTAAAAGAAGCAATAGCTGAACTTGATGGATTAATCAGTCAAGCTGAAGATGCTGGAGGTAAAGGAAGACCTAAAGTAGATAAATCAGGTCTTGCTGACCTAGCACAAAAAATGATTGAAGAAGGTTCTTTAGTTGGATTTGATGATGATAAACCATTAGAAGAATATACTACTAAAGACTTTAGAGAATTATTTGAAGCAAATTTTCAAGAAAGAGAAAATAAAATTAGAGAGAATACTCCAAAAGAATTTTTTAATGCTTTACCAGAAGAACTTCAAATTGCAGCAAAGTATGTTGCAGATGGAGGACAAGATTTAAAAGGTCTTTTCAGAACACTGGCTCAAGTAGAAGAAATGATTCAACTGGATCCAGCTGATGAACATGATCAAGCAGAAATTGCAAGACAATATCTTTGGGCTACTAATTTTGGAACAGCTGAAGAGATTGAAACAGAAATAGAAGAATGGGGAGATATGGGAAGACTGGAGCAAAAAGCTAATCAGTTTAAACCTAAGTTAGATAGAATGCAAGAAGAAATTGTTGCAAGACAACTAGCTGAACAAGAAACAAAAAAAGAAAAGCAACAGAATGCTGCAAAAAAATATACTGATAATGTATATAATACACTTTCAGTAGGTGACTTAGGAGGAATTAAACTTGATAAAAAAACACAAGGTATGTTATATTCAGGATTAGTTCAACCAAATTACCCTTCAATATCTGGGAAACCTACAAATATGTTAGGCCACCTTTTAGAAAAGTATCAGTTTGTAGAACCAAGACATGATCTAATTGCAGAAGCACTTTGGTTACTTGCAGATCCAGAAGGATATAAAGGTAAAGTAAGAGATCAAGGATCTAAAATAGCTACAGAAAAAACTGTAAGAATGTTAAAAACAGAAGAAGCTAGAAAAATTACTTCTTCAGTAATAAATGATGAAGGAAGTGATAAAAGATCAATTGGAACTAAACAACAAAAAACAATTTCCAGAAATGGTGGAAATATGTTTAGAAGATTTTAATAAATAAGTAACAAATAAAACAAATATAAAAATGGCAACTCCAGTAATGAACAACGGCATATTCCTCCGGGATACAGCCTATGCGGCAAGTTCCCATGTGGATTCATACCACCTGGTGAATATGCTGAAAGATGCAGAACCAATGGACTTAGGTCCAGTAGACCTTTGGGCAATGGCTCAAAGAGTTGAAATGCCTCTTTACCAATTATCATCTTTTGGTGGTAAGAATGTAATTAATGTTGATAATGCTCGTGGAGAGTACAAGTGGCAGACCCCTGTCTCTGTAGATCTTCCTTACATTGTAGAAGACATTGAGTCAAGTAATGGCTTTAAAGGTGTGGATGGTACAACCTTCCGTATCAAGCTTAACAAAAGAGAATTTGGACATGGTGATATTATCACGTATGACAAATACAATGGTTGTGAGATGTACATCACTGCAGAAGATATTCTTCCAATGGGTGATGGTTTTGTCTACACAGTTCAGTTAGTTAACAATGACAACTACAAGTTTTTAGATAATAAATATCTTGCTAATGGTACTAAGGTATTCAGAAAAGGTTCTGCCCGTGGTGAATATGGTGAGAGATTCTCTGACATTATCACTAACACAGGTTTCCGTGAATTCTACAACTTTGTAGGAGGAGCAGAAGCTCACGTTCACTATTCTGTATCTTCAAGAGCAGACTTAATGATCAAAGGTGGAATGAATGCAGATGGTACAGTTCCTGTAACTGAAATCTGGAGAACATTTGATAAAAACATAGATCCTTCTATCTCATCTTTGGATGATATGGTTAAGGTTATGGGTAAAGACAAAGTAAAAAAAGCATTTGATAATGGAGATCTTTCTAGAACTTTCTTAACTAATATGGAAGCTGCTCACCTTTCTAAGGTAGCAACTGACATTGAGACCTACTTAATGTGGGGTCATGGTGGTAGAGTTCGTCAAGATGGACCAGATGATGTTAGGTTATCAGTAGGTTTATGGAAGCAGTTGGATAACTCTTTCAAAAGAGTATACAACAAAAATAACTTTACTCTTGACTTGTTCCGTGGAGAAATCTATAACTTCTTTAATGGTAAGGTTGAATTCCAAGGTCCAGATCCTAAGCGTTCTCTAGTAGTTCAGACAGGTATGGGTGGAATGCGTATGGTAAATGAAGCTATTAAAACTGAAGCAATTGCATCAGGTTTATTAATTCAGGCTGCTGATATTGGTGCTATCACTGGTAAAGGTATGGACTTGAATTTTGGTTTCTCTTACACATCTTATGTAATTCCTTTCTTGGCAAATGTTAAGTTTGTTTTGAATCCTGCATTTGACAATGTACACACAAATGATATTGAGAATCCTATCATAGATGGTTTCCCATTAAGTTCTTACTCATTCATTATCTTTGATATCACAGATAATACTAATGACAACATCTTTATGTTGAAGTTATCTTGGGATAATCAACTGAAGTGGTGGTACCAAAATGGTACAATGGATTACATGGGACGTAGCCAAGGCTTCCAATCCTCTGGACAATTCAATGGTTACCGTGTAATGATGTCTCAAACTATGCCAGCTATATGGGTAAAAGACCCAACTAAAGTGTTGAAAATAGTTATGAGAAATCCAATCACTGGTGGATCTTTCTAATATATAATAACAAACTAAAAAGGGAGACTAATACTCTCCCTTTTTTTTAATTAAATCTTAACCAATATAAACCAATAAAAAACCAAACAAATGGAAACCAAACAAATGGAAAATTTCACAATGGTGGAAACCAACAAAGCTAACAACAAGAAAACATCAATTGCTGTTAGACCGTTCTTTGACAATGCAGCAACTAATATGGGGCTGGAAAATTATGGTATGTCACTCTATGATGGAGTAAAACACCATGAACAACTTGCTTGTTTAGAAAACAATGGAGTAATAAGATATATAACAGGATTAAATGAATTTGCTCCTGAAATTAAATTATTACCTACAGAAGTTAGAGAAGCAAGAATAAGAGAAATTAGATTAGCAATTATAGATCTTGAAAAAGATTTAGCTGCTAATGTAATAGATATTGATGATAAAGAGTTTTGGAACAAGGTTCAGTTATTAAGACCAGATAATAAATCATTCTGGAATAAAATAACTATTGCTTGTGGAAATGATCCTTTATTTTTGGATTCAAAAGATCCATATGATAGAATTAAGTTAATGGCTATTGAAGCAGGAGGTTTTTCAATAGTAGCAAAAAGTTTTGATGATGCAAGATCTAGAGCAGTAGCTCCTAAGTTTTACTTAGACAAAGAGGAAGAGACTGTAATGGCAAGAACTGAATACAAGAAAATGAGGAATAAAGCTTTGGCTGAACTTCAAAAATTATTTGATAAGAATAGTACTAAGTTATTCTACATAGCAAAAGTGGTAGATTTAAACAGTACACAATATAGAAAGTCAACACCAAATGATGTGATATATGAGAATATGGATATGTACATTAATGGTGAAGGTGGGGAAAGCAATAAAGAAAGAGCAGCAAAATCTTTCATTGAAGCAACCAATATGGACATGGAAACATTAAAAATTAAATCAATTGTTAGAGATTCCGTATTTTTTAAGTATATTATTAATAAGCCAGATGGTTATATCTATCATGCAAAGTCAAATGCTTTACTTGGTAGGAATGTATCAGATGTAGTTGAGTACATGAAGAACCCTTTAAATGAGGATATTCTTAAAGACCTTAACATGGCTGTTGAAAAATTATGGAACTCTTAATTATAAACAATATAAAATTAAAAAAAAATGGCAACTACAAACAAAACTTGTCCTAAAGGACAATATTGGAATGGTAAAAAATGTGTTAAACAACTTAATGAAGGTGTTTTTAATGATATAGGAACTAGAGCAAAGGCTTCTCTAGTTAAATTTGGTGAAAGCTGGATGGCCATGCCTAAAGAGGCTAGAACTATAGAGGATCAAGCAGCACTTAATAAAGATAAAGCATTACATTTGTCAAATGCCGCAAAAGCAAAAGAGGAGGCAAAAAAACAAGCTGCTTATAAAGCAAAAGTAAAAGCTATGCAAACAGGACCTAATGGTTATCAAAAGAAAGGTGGTTCTGTAGGAACAAAAAAAACTAAAATGGCTATGGGGGGTGTTAAAAAATACCAAAATGGTGGAGGATTCAAAGAAAAATTCAAACCAGTACTTAAAAAAGCTGATGTAGTTCCTACTCCTTCTGAACCATCAAATTTTAGTAAAAGACAATCAAGAAAAATTGAAAAAGCAAAAACTAGAGCTATGGTGGCTAGTGTAGAAGGTTATGACAATGTAAGTAAAAAAAGATCTAATAGAGCAGACAATGTTGCAAAAGTATTAGGAACAAGCCGTGTAAAAGTTCCAAAAAGATTAAGTACATCAAATAGTACTTCTGTATCAAATACTGATAACCGTAATAGTGGTAATACTTCTAACATTACATCTTCTGGGTCAACTGCTGGAGCAGATGCTAATTCATCTTCTAATTCTGCTGTAACTAACGGTAATACTAGAGCAAAGTCACGTCCGGGAAGAACAGGAAAATCTACTTCTAAAAAAATGCAAATGGGAGGTCCTGTTAAAAATGGTACTTCTATGATGAAAAAAAGTGGTATTAAAAAGAAATAATCATGGCAATTAAAAAAACAACTACTATTAAGAAAGCACCTACTAAGAAATCTTCTTCAGTAGGGCTTTCTATTATGGGTGGAAATAAAGCTGACATGAGAAAGTGGGAAGTTGAATCTGCATTAAGCACTTTAAAAAGAGCTGATGAGATTAGAAAGAATACTAAGATGATGGCTGATGTAAAAAAACTTGCTCAAGAACAAGTTAATGTATTAAACAATTTTACTAAAAATAAATAAAATATAGAAATTATGGCAAAGTTAATGTGTGCAAAATGTGGTGGTAAAGTTAAAATGGCTAATGGTGGTATAACTCCTAAAAAAGTATTAGCTAAAGCTCCAGTAAACATGTATGGTATTCCCCAAGAAAACATGGGTACTTCTAGTCAATATGGTTTTGGTAGAAAAGGTGGTTCTACAAAAAATCTTCCAAAAGCTCAATTAGGAAAAATTGTAAAAGGAGTTTCTAAATTTTTTGGACCTGCTATAGGAGCTACTGGTAAAAGTTCTAAAGTTATCAAACCTGCAGCTAAAGCTGTTAAATCTGTTACAAGAGCTGACGGAACTATAGTAAGAGTACCAGGTATTAAAGAAAATGCAAAATTTATGGCTAAAAATATTGGAGGGGGTGGTCTTATTGGTACAGGTATTGCTGCAGGTCTTACTACACTTGCTATTAATAATAAAGACAAAGCTAATAAGAATAAGGTTGCAGTTAACAAAAACAAGGTAAAAGTTAATGCTAACAAAGTTAAAGTTAATGCTAACAAACAATAGTGGCTACTAAAAAAACAGATAAAAACTGGATCCAAAAAGCTGTGAATCCTAAACACAAAGGTTTTTGTACACCTATGAGTAAAAAAACCTGTACACCTAAAAGAGCAGCATTAGCTCGGACATTTAAAGCAATGGCTAAAAAGAAATAACTATGAAAAAGACAACTACTTCAAATCCACTTAAATTCTTTAATGATGCTAAGGCAGCTAGAAATAAATCATTTAGTAAATCTTTAATTAAAGCTCAAGATGGTATTGTTGCTGGTCCTTTAGAAAGAAGAGACTCAGAAAGACTTGATAGAATATATGATCCAAATAAACCAAGTCCTATGGTTGAAGGTCCAGTGGTTTTAAATCCAGAAAAAATAAATGATCGTGCAGGTTTAAGAGATTTAGTAGAAAATAATATAAGAGAAGATAAATACCGGTTTAATAGGGGTTTCTATGTTGGTATGAAACAACAAAAAAAAGGTGGATCTGTAAAAAAAATAGTTAAAAAGAAATAATTATGAAAAAGACAAATAAAGTTAAGATGGGTCCTTTAGGAACTCCTCTTGGAAATCCATTAGGATATTTTAATTCTTTAAAAGCAAAAAAATCTGTTGAACCAAAACAAACTTTGAGAAAAGCTCAAAATGGTATTGAATATAAAGGTAGTGAACTTGCAAAAGAGTATGCAAATGCACCCATGGTAGGTGCAGAACCTGAATGGAGTTATCTTGAAGGACAAAGAGTAAAGTCAGCAGGACCTGTAACTAATCCATACATAAATTCGTATAAAGAAGGTCCTTATAATAAGTCTAATACAATTTATAGAAATACAAATACTGGAAAACAAACAGGTACTGCAAATTCAAATGTAATGAATGATCCAAGGTTTAGTGAAGCTCAGGAAAAAACAAATGAGTTTTATAATAAAGAAAAAAATGCAGGAACTTTATATAACAATAAAGGTTTTTCTAAGAGAATGGCTAACAGTGAACCTGCTAAAGGAAGCATAAATGTTGTGAATACGACGATGCAAAAAGGTGGAGCAACTAAAGCTAAGAAATTTGCAGCATTAGCTCCTCCATATAATAAAGCTACTTTTGCTGATAGAATTGTTGGAGCTAAAAAAAATAAAAAGAAATAACAAATGTTAAATAGTACTATTACCATAAAGATTAAACAAAGAATCAACAAGCTTGATAGTAATGACTATGATAATATAGAATGCTGGCAAATAGTAGAGGCTTTTAATAAAGCTCAAGTAGAATGGTCAAGAAGACAGTTACATGGAATTAACTTAGTTAAAGAAGGTGATGAACAATCTACTAGAAGAAAAGATGATTTACAAGTCTTAATGGAAACAAGTCAGCTTCCTTTAGCAGATCAAGATTATTATTATTCAGGAACTCTTCCTGTAGATTATTTACAATGGAAAAGAGTAGATGTATTTGCAAAAAAAGGTTGTTGTGAGAATAGAAGAATGACTGTATATTTTGCTGAAGAAGGAAATGTAAATTTACTTTTAAGAGATAAACAGAAACAACCCAACTTTGAATGGGCAGAAACATTTGCTACTTTAAAAGGAGGAGCTGTTAACATTTATACTAATAAAGATTTTGATGTTGCAGAAACTAATCTTATATATTACAGACAACCAATTAAGATTCAAATTCAAGGTTGTGTAGATCCTTATACATCACTTCAATCTACTGTAAATGTACCATGTGAATTTAAAGATGATATTATAGAAGTAATAATAGATGAAGCAGTAAGTATACTAGCTGGAGATATAGAGTCTGGAAACCAATTCTCAAGAGGTACAGAAACAGCAGAAAGAAATAACTAAATAAAATGGAAACACCTAGAATGTTAAAAAGAAATCCAACTACAAGTACTCTAGAAAAAGGATATGTTGGTGGATCAATAGATCAAATTACTGCAGCATGTGTATCTGAATTAATGAATGCTGGAACAAGTTTTCATAAGTTACATCTTAAAGTAACAGGTGCAGGATCTTATTCAGCACACAAAGCTCTTAATGAATTGTATGATGCATTACCAGAACATGCTGATGCATTAGCAGAAGGATTTCAAGGAGCAGCAGAAGTACTTTTAAAATATAATGAAGTTGCTCCTAAAATATTAAATACTGTTGAAGATGGCCTTGCATATATTAGAATGTTAGTTGACATGATAGATGGTTTACAATCTAAAATGCCTTATTCAGAAATAGTAAATGAACTTGACACAGTTAAGTCTACATTAAACTCAGCAAAATATAAATTAAAGTTTTTAAAATAATTTTGTTATATCAAAAACTTTTACTATATTATAGTATATTATATTATTAACTAAAAACAAAAAACAAAATGGCTTATTTTAATCATGCTTTCAAAAAAAGCTTCCTGGCAACAGGACCGACACAAACAAATTTTCCTGTAACATTTCCTGACAACACTACAGTTAATGCTACTACATCTTTAGGATATGTAGCAACAGCAGGTATGCCTACTTATGGTTTAAATCAATTATCAGCAATTAGTGTTGGTACTTATGGTACAGCTACTACGGCTACTACTGATGGATACATTGGATGGTTTGATCCAAAAAGTAATTTATCACTTGCTATTGGTAGTGGATCAGCTTGTTGTAATGCATATCTTGCAGGTTCTGCAATTTATTCTAATGACAAAATTGGACCTTTAGCTGGTGGTTACCAAGAGACTAACAAGTCTAAAATGGTAAACCCTAAGTATGTATCTCGTTTTTATTCAGTAGATCCATGTGCTCCACAAAATAATGTAATCCATGTAGGTTCTACATATTGGACTGCAGGTGGTGGTATCTTACTTATTGATGCTGCTATTGGTGGTGTAAATACATTATATGGAGTTTCTCAAACTAATATTGTTGCAGCTCCTGTAACTACTACAGGTACTGGAACTGGACTTGTAGTTTCTTATGATACTACAGCTGGTCAAAAAGTTGCTGCTGGTTCAATTGTTATTCTTAATCCTGGAAAAGGATATGCTGTAGGTGATACAGTTACTATTCCTTATTCAACTGGTCTTCCTGGAAATGCAATTTTAACAGTTAGTCTTCTTGGTGTAACAGCTTCTCATTCTCAAGAAGGATGTGGAATTACTCCAGAATGTTGTAAAGAATATTTATGTGGTGAGACTTACTCTTTACGTTTAGATGTAAAAGGTTCTCCTGCATTAAGGTTCTTAAATCACAATGCATATTCAACACAAGATGCTTATACAGGATGTTGTCCAGCTGGTGCAATTGCTCCTACTGCAGTTGACTCAACTACAGTAATGATTTTATGGGCAAATGGTTTAACTACTAATCCAATTGTAGGTCCTTTTGTACAGATTGTTGTACAAGCTGAAGATGGATCACTTTTGTATGCTCCAGGAACATCTGCTACATTTTTAGCAGCTAATGGTGCTACTACTTGGGATCTATATGTATCTCCAGGACATACTGCTGGTGCTTGTGCAGGTTTAATTATAAATGGTGCTTATGTAGATACTAAATTTGGAGATTGTACTTTCCAACTTTCTGATTTCTATGAGAAAGAGCCAGTTAAATTATATGCTTCTGAAGTAGATTATAATGGTGACCCATGTGCATTTACTACTCTTTGTGTAGTAACAGAATGTCAAGGTCTTCAAGTTCAAGGTTTAGGAGAAACTGTAGTAAGGGATTTGACTATGTCAGAATCTTACAGACAAAACTTCTTAGCAAGTGACTTTAGGATCCGTGAGATTACTCAAGGAAACCAAATCATTAGTTCAGTTGACCGCACTGCATTATACTACAGATATATGTTACAACACAATGTTCCAAGGAATTATAATCCTTCTGGTACATTTGATGCTGATCAATACATGTTAGAGATATTCTCTTTAGCACCACTTACTACATTTAAGACTCAAACACTTTTATGGTTAGCTTGTGCAGATGTTTGTGATACAACAGGTTATTCTTGTTCTACTGTATGTGAAGTTCCTATTGCATTCCCTGCAGTACCGGTTTATAACCCGTACAATGTAGTTTCTTGTAACTAAGAATATAGATTAATTACTAACTTTAAAGGGGAGAAGAGTTCTAAACTCCTTTCCCCTTTTTTCATTATAATCATTATGGCAAATCATGTATTAAGTTTAGAGGTCCCTACAGTAATGAATCCTTGTATACTTAAAATATTTGATACAAGTGTGTATACACCTCTTATTCCAATTACTTGTCCAACCTTGAATATTACTGTTCCAGGATTTGGATATTCAAATCAAATAGAAGGAGTTGATATGGTAGCATTTGTAAATGATTCTCATATTACATTAACAGCCTGTGATTTACAATTACAAACAACAAATTGTGGAACACAATATGTAAATATACCAGATGGTATTTATATTATAAAATATAGTGTGTCTCCAAATTCTAGTGTATATGTAGAGTATAATCATTTAAGGATTACTCAAGCTTTAATAAAATATAATAAAATATTATGTGATGTAGATGTAGCTGCTTGTGATCCTCCTTTTATAATAAAGGAAAAACTTGAAGCATTAAGATTAATTTTTATGTATCTTCAATCTGCAAAATCTAAAGTAGAATATTGTCTTGAGCCTCAGAAAGGAATGAGCTTATACAATTATGCTTTAAAACTTTTAAATAAATTAGACTGTATAAATTGTTAACCAACTAAAACCAAACCAATGGCTCAATGTTCAAACTGTAAAAAAAATATGTCTTGTGGATGTCAAAAAAGAACTTCACCAGAAGGAGTAGTAGGATGCACTAGTTGCATTACTGATACAAAAAGCACTAAACAACCTGCAACTACAATTAATAAAAATAATACATTAAAAAAATTCTGGGGTCCAGAACTACACACAAAAATAAAATAAATGTCAGTTCCTATAAATACTTATTATAGATTTGAGTCATGTTGCACTGATGAAATATTATATTTCCAAGGACCTATCATGGCAACAAGTCCTTTCTATAGTATTACTTTACCAGAAGTATTATTATTTGACTCTGCTGGAGCTTTTCCTCTTGGTTTTGATGGTCTCATATCAGGTAATTGTTATTTAGTTACACCTGTTATAGGTACTTGTGCACCAAATACACCATGTACTTTTTTACCAAGTAATTGCATGAGTACTACAGATGGTAGAACAACATGTTATGTTCCTGATCCTATAACTGGTGAACTTGAACTTTATGTAGAGTGTTTTCAGTGTCCTCCTTGTTATTTATTAATGTCTTGTGATGGTTCAGTTCCATTTTTTACTACAAATCAAGATTTGTCAGCTTATGTTGGACAATCTGTAATTATTGATGGTTCAGATTTTGATCCTACTTGTTTTCATGTTGTTTTAGCTCCACAAGAATTATTACCTTGTGCTTCATCTGGAGAAACTTTAGTAATAGGTTTACCATGTATTTGTGACTGTATCTGTTATTCAGTAATTGCAAATGCTAAAGATTGTTATTACATTGATTGTGATGGTAATTTTCAACAAACAGGTACATTAGTAGGTAATGAAGAAAAATTTTGTTCATCAGTAGTTCCTACTGTAATAGATAATGCATTTCCATTACCTTTTTATATAAATAATGCAGGAGACTGTATTAATGGTGAATGTCCAGTACAGTGTTATTTACTTGAAGATTGTGATGGTATTGAAGATCCTATTTATACTAATAACACTTCATTAGGTATTTATGCAATTATTGGATCAGTAATAAGAATAGAAGGTTATCCAGATACTTGTTGGGAAGTAATAGATACAGCAGAATGTGACTGTGCAATAAATGTTAGTATTACTACTTCTTATATAGATTGTCCAACGTGTAAAGGAACTCCTAAGTATAAACTTACTAATTGTGATGAACCTTTAACTGTTGTTTATACAACTACAAATTTAAGTGCTTATGTAGGTGAAGTAATAATTAGACTTGACTGTCCAGGATGTTGGATTGTAGAAGAAGTAGATTTAATTCCATCTGATGTTGCTATAACAGTAGATACAAGTTACATAGGTTGTATAGAGTGTGCAAGAACTTATTATTTACTTGAAGATTGTACTGGTTATTTACCTGATGCAATTACTTATACAGATTTAAGTACATATGTAGGATCTGTAATTAAATTAGAATATTGTCCAGAAACATGTTGGGAAGTTTCTATATCTCGTGATGCAACAGATGCTGGAGAAGTAATATTTATAGATGAAGAATATATAGATTGTGATGAATGTTTACTTACATTACCTTGTATATGTATTACAGTAAGAAATGATAGTACAACATCTAAACAGTATAGATACTATGATTGTATTCTTGATGTACAGTTCTTTACACTTCTACCAGGAGAAACATCAGGAAAATTTTGTATACGTGCTTGGGCAGTATATTTTCCTAATACAGATTACATAGAAGCTTTTGGAAATTGTACACAAGAAACAGTACAAGATCCTTGGACTTGTCCTGCACCAATATATCCTAGAAGATTTATAAGACCAGGATATTATGTACCCACATGTTCAATTGAAAAGTTTGAAAAAATAACTTGCAAAGCAGCAGAAGCAATGTATAAAAAAGTATTAGAGCAAAGATATGGTATATCTAATTGTTGCCCTGAAGATGATAGTAAATGGTTAATTAAAAAAGAATTAATAGACTTAGCAGGATTAGTAGATCCAAATTATATATGTACTACTGTACAATCTTGTTGTAATGAAGCACCTAATTGTGGATGTACACCATTAAAGACTTGTAATTCTTGATAAAATTTTGTATATTATATTAATAGAAAAGATATGAAACCTTTAAATTTAGATAATTCTCCTTGTAGTCCAATATCAAGTAACTGTGTTATTTGGCAAGGACCAGATATTCCTTGTATAAAGTTATGTGCTGGAGATACAGTTTCTGATGTTGTTCATAAACTTGCAACAGAATTATGTACTATAATGGAAACATTAAAAATATCTAATTATGATCTTGCATGTTTTAATCTTGTTGCATGTCCTCCTTCTAATTTTGAAGAGTTAATACAATTTTTAATAAATAAAATTTGTGAATTACAAGTAGAGGCTGATGCTACTATTATTGCTGTTGCAGCAGGAGGAACAAAGTCTGCTTCTGCAGATACTTTAGTTACTGTAGCTCCTTGCTTTATCATAGGTACTACAACTGTTATGACTGTTACAGAATATGCAACATCAATGGGAATAGCTATCTGTGGAATTATTAATCAAATAAATACTATTAATTTTGATATTATAAACTTAGATACAAGAGTTACTGTATTAGAAACAGCACTACCGCCAACATTTACATTACCAAGTATTGCAGTAAATTGTGATTTAAGTGGTGTAGTTGTATCTCCAGGAGCATATCCTATTGATGTAGTAGTAGATGCTTTAATAAATGATAGTACATATGGATATTGCGCACTCACATCAGCTACAGGTTCTCCTGCTGATATTACTGCAGCAGTACTTTCTCAATGTGTTTCTAATGCAGATCTATCTCTTATTTATGGTACATCCTTTTCAATTGCATATGCTGGAACATGGATAAGTTCTCCTCCTACAACAATTGCTGGAGCTATAAATAATTTATGGATAGTATTATGTGATATTTATCAATATGCTACTTTAATTGATGTAGTTGGAACTACAACTGATACTATAGATGTGTCAGTAACTTCAGGACCAGTATTTACTATAACAGCTGATTTAACAGATACAGGATGGCAAGACTTAGATGGTTTTGCATATTATACTGGTTTTCAAGGTCCTCAATGTAGAAAAATTGGAAGTACAATTTATTTTAGAGGATATGTATTTATACCATTAGATAATGGAGCAGGTTCTGTTGTAAACTTATTAAATGAAGATTCTTATAATAATGTAATGCAAGTACTTCCTTTTACAGGAATTGGAGGTGTAACACAAGATGCTAATGGAAGACTGTTATTTAATAATGGAGCATCTGTAATACCAACTTCAGTAGTTGCATTAGCAGATATATTAGATGCAGATTATACTGCACCTGTTGCATTTATGTCAAGACAATTAACAGTAGTTAATGGTGTTGGTGTTGGAACAGCATTTATGTCAGCTGTTGCTAATATTGTAATTACAGTTAATAAAACTATTAGAATTTCAACATTAGAATTATTTGAATTAAATAGTTCTGATACTAATTCTTTTACTGGAGAATCAGCAGCAAGATTTTTAACTACAAATGCAAGAAGTGGTGAATTTCTTTCAAACTATATTGGAGCAACAAGTGATGTTCAAAATTTTCCAGCAGCTGTCAATTCTCCATTAAATACAGATACTCATAATATAGTGTGGCCTATCTCCTGTGATGCAGGAGCACCCTTAGAAGTAGGAGGATTTAAATTTTCATTAGATGGCTTAACAGCTTTTGTAAGATAAAAAAATAAAAAAATGGCAACAAGTAATTGTAATAACTGTGGATGTAAAAAATGTGGATGTCAAGATGACTTTCTTACTACACCACCAGCATGTCCAACTCCTATAGGATGTCCTACTCCAGAACCATGTTCAGAAATTATTGATGCACAATGTGTAGTATACACAGGTCTAGATATTGAATGTTTAAGTGCAGTAGTTGTTGCAACAGATACAAATCTTGCAGATGCATTAGATGATGTTATTAATTTCTTTTGTGATGTTATTATTGATATTAATACTGAGATTGATATTATTGATGCATCTATTTTAAATCTTCAAAACAACCAAGGTTTATTTGATACAGCCTTTAGAGCAACATTAAGTCCTACAATAAATGTAAATACAGTTACACAAAATTTAAATAATAGTATTATAGCAAATGGTGTAGTAATTTTGTTTCCTCTTATTAATGTAAACTATCAAATAGTAAATAATATAACAACAGTACAGTATGATCCGGCTACTGGAATTTGGACTTGTCCTGAAACTGGTAAATATGATATTAATTATAATGTATATTTAACTGCACCTTCTCAAACTGGATTTGGTTGGGGTGATGCAGTTACTCCTGGAACATATACAATTGGAGTTACTATTCCAGGTGCAGGTACTTCTGTTTATTGTGCTGATATTTTTACTATAACACCTGGTGTATTTTATTCAAGAATATATTTAACTGGTGGAATTCAAGGTGTAGTTCTAACTGCTGGTGCACAATTAGTACTAAGACATCAAAATATGACAGGTATAAATTATGCTGGTATACTTGGTGATAATATTGATTGGGCTGTTAGAAGAGTAGGTTAAATAAATTTAAAAAATAAAGTTGCAGTTGTTGGTTTCTGTAACAACACGCGAAGCCCTCACACTTGTGGGGGTTTTGTTTTTATACCTATATTTGCTAAAGTCATTTATTTTTAGTATATTAATTAGTATAGTATGAGAGAATTTAAAAAGCCAGATGTTAAAGCTCCAAGGTTTAGACCACAGGTTTATAGTGTTTTAAACTCTGATTTCTTAGGAAGTTTTAAAAAGAAATTTTCTAAGTATAAACATATTGATGACACTGTATTAAAGAAGATAGGAAAAACATTTAATACACATGTTTATCAAACTGTAATAGATGTAAGAGATGGTGTACAATTACCAGAATCTATTGGATGGTTATTTATTGGAACATGTGAGCAAAGTAAAAAAGAAAATATTGACTTTGCCAAATCTACTAAATATGGAGTTATAGTTACTAATAGAAATTGGGAAACAGATGGTAAGTTAGCTAAAATATTTTTTACTAGTTATGCTTTAAAACATAAAATGAAAAATAGAGAATTTTGGGAATTTGTAGCTTGTAGAGATTTTAAAAGATTAGTTGCTAAAACATATCCAGAAAACTGGAATATGTATGTAGCAGTTGATCCAGCTAAAAGAGCTAAACTTGCTTATCAAAAAACTGTTTTAAAAAATATGTATAAAGCAAAAGAAAGTGAAGATTTAAAAAATTATAATGAATTTGACTTATGACAACAATTGGAGAAGCAATTTCAAGAGTAAGAAATACATTAAAAGCAGTTAAAGAAGATCCATTTTTAACTGATAGAACTATTTATTACTCTTTATTAAAATATGCACAAGCATTAATTAAAAGAGAAGATAATCAATTTAAGTTAATGAAGATAAGTTCTATCTTTTCTGTATTACCTTATATTGAAATGATAGATGTAGATAAAGTAGATGCAGGATGTATTGGTGTTTTTTCAGGATGTTATTTTAAAAGGTCAAAAGAAAAACTTCCTACTATTCTAGATGGAGTATTTGGTCCTATCTTCCGTACAGTATCTTCTATAGATGGTACTATAGAAATGTATAGAACAGACCCAGGTACTTGGGTATCTATGACTAAGACTACAACTTGGAAATATAATAGAAGCTTTTATTTTTGGTATTTAGATGGTTATCTTTTTGCTCCTAATATAGATTGGGATGCCGTAAGAGTAGAAGCCATTTTTGAAGGAAAATTAGATACATGTACTACTGAAGAATGTGGTATAAAACAAGATCAACAATTTGCTTTACCTGATTATTTATTTTCAGAAGCAGAACAATTTGTAATTAAAGAATTAACTATGTCTTTATCTGTTCCAGGTGATGGTCCAGATGATAGTCAAAATACTCTAAGATAATGGATTTTAACTACACACTTAGGTATAGATCTTTTAATCAACTCTTAGAAGATGTATCTGTAGATTTTAACACTTTTGCTCTTGAAAATATGATAGAGCCTCAGCAATTAATTAAATTAGCTAAGAAGTTAAATTATGATCTTGGTTTAAGAATTAATCAAACTAAAGAAGTTATATTAGAAGTATGTCATGGTAAGGTAAAATTACCAGATGACTTTTATGTATTTAACTATGCAATGCTTTGTGGTTCTTATACTGTAAATACAGGATATGATATGGGAGGAACAAATATTCAAGAAGTTCCTTATGTAGAAGTTCCCTCTACAGTAGATGTATGTTCTCCAATTACAGTTAACTGTAGAACATGTAATTCTAATCCTTGTAATCATACTGCAGGCTGTGATCTTAATTTTCCTATAGTAGATCCAATTCCAGTAGCTTATGATCCTTTAAACCCTTATGGTGATACTTGTATACCTCCAAGAGTTTTTATGAACTGTAAGGGAGACAAATATGAACTTATACAAGTTGTAACAGGTGGACAAACTAGAACATATAATTCTGTTGTTCCTTTAAGAATGAGAGCAAGTCAAGAAATAGAATGTGACTGTCCTAACTTATATGTTAATTCAGCAAATGAAGGATGGATTAAAGGAGGTTTTTTATTTACTACATTAGATACAGCAAAAGTTTATTTAAATTATCAAGGAGCAATGGAAGATGACAATGGAAATTTATTAGTTCCAGATCATGATCTTATAAATGAATATTATGAATATGCATTTAAAGCTAGAATTCTTGAAAATTTATATATGAATGGAGAAGATGTTGCACAAAAAATGCAATATATACAATCACAATTAAGAGTAGCAAGAAATGCTGCACTTAATGTAGTTAATACTCCAAACTTTAGAGAATTACAAAATGTATGGGCAGCAAATAGAAGAGCAATGTATGGTAGGTATTATGATATGTTTAGTAGTTATGGTCCTATTGGCAGAAATAGATTAGTATAGTTATGGCAAAAATACAGAGTACAACTGAAAATGTTTCAAGAAGTTTTAATAAAGGACTTAATAAAGATAGTGATGCATCTTTTGTTGGAGAAGGAATGTGGACACATGCCCGCAATGCTGTAAATAATAATGAAGAAGGTCAGTTAGGAACATTATCAAATGAAAGTTCAAATTATTTATGTGCTACTGCTGGTTTAACAATGCCTAATGCAGGACTTAATGGAGCTCAAAATAAATATATTATAGGAGTAATACATTTATTTTCAAGCAATTGGATAATATTTACTGCTGGACATAATTCATTAGGAGTTCCTGTTATGTCTGAGATAGGTTTATTAGAAGAAGACATCTGTAGATATAGACCTATTGTTCAAGATGCTTGTTTAGGTTTTGATAAAAGATTTTTAATTTCTGGATCATCAAGAGAAAAAGAAGATTGCTCATATCAAATATACTGGGCTGATGGTTTAAATCCTGATAGATTTCTTAATGTAGGAGATCCACAAACTTGGCCAAATCCTACAACTTTTAGTTGGTTAGGAACTCCCCTTGCAAATCCAGCAACTGTTAATTATTATACAGATGGTACTAATCAAATACTTTGGCCTGGAGTACAATGGGAACAAATATGTGATGATAATGCAGGATGTGTACAAACATCTCCTGGAGTATGGCCACCTAACTGTCCAACTTTAAATGCCTGTATTACATGTACTGATATAAATTCATTAGATTGTCCTAAAAGTAGATTAGCAAGATTAATGGAAACACCTTGTGTTAGTGTTAATTTAGGAGCATCCGGAGGAACATTAAGAAATGGAACATACTTTGCATTAATAGCTTATACAATTAAAGGACAAAGAGTAACAGATTATTTCTCTCCTAGTAATACACAACCAATATGGCATCCAAATGATTTACAAGGATCTTTACAAATTAATATTTCAGCTGACTCAGCAAATTTTTCTGAATTTGTATTAGTAGTAGTACAAAATGTTAACCAGGGAACTGTTGCAAAAGAAATAGGTTTATACTCTACAAATACAAATGTAGTTGAGTTAGATCAAATACCTGATACTCTTATAACAGTACCAACTAGATTATTACCATTGCAAACTCCTATCTTTGAAAAGTCTGATCAAATTACTGAAGTAAATAATTATTTACTAAGGGTAGGTCCTACATCTAAGTTTGATTTTAATTATCAACCTTTGGCAAATCAAATTGGAACTAAGTGGGTATCAACAGAATATCCATCTGACTATTATGTTAAAGGTGGAAATAAAGGAAGTTATTTAAGAGATGAAGTATATTGTTTTTTTATAAGATGGGTATATGATACAGGAGACAAATCTGCTTCATATCATATTCCGGGAAGACCTTCAGGAAGCTATCTTTATAACAATACTATAGTTCCTGAAAGAACAAATACTCCTACTATTCATGATTTAAACACTTTAGATGTTACAGATCAGTTTTTTGAAATGTATAATACTGCTAATGCTTATCCAGTACCAGCACTTATACCAACAACTACAGATGATGGAGGAGTTATAATTGCTTCAGGAAATATGGGGTACTGGGAATCATCAGAAAAGTATCCAGATAACCAACCAGAAATTTGGAATGCAAGTGCTCATTGTTGGACAGGTCCTTTACCACAAATATCTAATATTTATGATTTATGTGGACTCCCAATTAGACATCATAAATTTCCTGATAATTATTTAAACATTGACACTGTACATTTTAATCCAGTTTCAAATGCAAATACAGGATTAAAGATTAGATTGTTAGGAGTTAGATTTGAAAATATTATTCTTCCAAAAGATAATGATGGTATAGATATACCTGGTATAGTTGGATTTGAAATTTTAAGAGGATCAAGGGAAGGAAATAAAAGTATTATTGCCAAAGGAATGGTTAATAATCTTAGAACTTATAAAATTAAAGGAACAGTAGCTAGAGGCAGAATAGGATTATATCCTAACTATCCCTTTAACTGTATTCAATCTCCAATGAATAATCTTAATACATTAGATAATAACTATCAGTTTAATGATCCATACATTAGAATACCTAAAAAACCTGATGATTATACTGTTGTAATTCCTCAGAATGTACCAACAGATATGATAACATTTCATTCTCCTGATACAATGTTTACATCTCCATTTTTGTCAATGACAGAAATAAAGTTATATGGTTATTTACAAGGAGTTTCTTCACAACAATTTATTGAACCAGCTCTTCATCCTAAATTTAAATTACTTTCTAATGCAGCTGTATTAATATCAGTATTAGTTGGTATTGGAGAAGCTATAATAAGTTTAATTGGAAAAAGAGTATACAATCAACCAGGAGGTTCCTTTACTAATCAATCAGGTGTTGCTTGGGGTTGGACACCTGCTGCTGGTCAGAGTACTGGTGGACTACCCACTAATAGTAGTAGTTCAACTGCATTTAATTTGCCAGTAGTAGGAATTAAATCTGCATATAATGCAGCTTATAATAGTTATTTTAATTTAGGAGGAGCTTTATCAGATGCTTTTTTAGGAACAGATCTTTTAACTACATCATTACAAACATTTAATAATGCATCAGCAAATATAGGAACTTATACATCACCTACATTAGATAAAGAACTTACTTGGAATGATTATATTCCAGGATCTATAGGAACAGCATTTGATATATTAGGTGGTATTTCAAAATTTTTATATTATTTTTCAGAAGGTTTTGATCTTGCTTTAAGAGTTCTATATGCTTCTATAAGATATGATCAATATGCATTACAACAAATTGGTCATGGTTTCTATGATGATATGATAAAACCAAATGTATTTGGTTCTGTACAAAGATATAAGATAGAAGATAGTTTTTATATTAGAGATAATATTCAAGAAGTTCAACAATATAATGCAATTATTCCAGATCCATTAGGTTTTCCTACAACACAGTCTACAGCCTATAGTATAAATAATCTTAAAAGATCTGATACAGTTGTTGTAAGAACTAAAACAGGAGATTATGTTAATCCTCTTTTTCCTAATGGAATTAATATTGGTCCTGCTTATATAACAAATGCTGCTGGTCAATATGTTGATCAGTCATTAGTTACATTAGGATATTTTGAAAATAATCAAGCTGTCAATAATGGATGGAATTGGTCAACAGTTGGTTCTCCTAATTTTGATAATCCTAGTGTTCCTTTTGGCTTATCAATTGCAAGTTACTATGCTGCTTTAAAAATTAGATTAAGAAATCAATATGGTCAATTACAATCTATAAAACAAATTGCTATAACTCCTTGTGAACAAAAATTATCAAATTATACTGTAGCTCCTGTAGGTCCTTATAATTGTGCTACAGATCCTGGTGTACAATATTTTGTAAATCTTATTCAATTCACACCAACTTTTTTTGGTGGTGATACTTTTGTAAATAGATATACAGAAAAAAATTCTATGTTCTTTTTCTATGATTGGCTATTTGGTCAACCAGATGGATTTGAATATAATTATCTTTTACATCAGATGGTTCCTGAGCCAAGATTTTGGGTAAATTCAAAAGCATATGACTCAACTGATTTTGCTCCAAACTTTAGTACTTTTACTCCAGGCACAGGAAATGTTCCTACAGATTTTTATAATTTAGATAATAAAAGATATCAGTATGCTGATGATAGTTTATCAGCATTAGGATATCCAGGAGTATTCAGAGTTAAAGAATCATTCTTTTATCTTGCAGTATCTTCTGTAAGAGATTTCTTTGTAGAGTCAGATGTTCTTGTAGATTTTAGAATAGCAGGAATAACAGAAGCAGAAAAGTTTTATGATCCATATTCTTATACTGACTTAAATGCAATGTTTAATATGGATCCTCAAATAATTGCAAGAGGTAATGATTATAGATATGATTATTCATTAAGTATATCAAAAGCTTTTAGTCAATATTTTTCTGCAGGTAATTTACAAAGCAGAAACTATGATCCTTTTGTTGCACAATTATGTTATACATATTATCCAGATAGATTATATTATTCATTACCTCAACAAAATGAATCTTTTAAAGATTCTTGGTTTGTGTACTTACCTAATAATTATAATGAATTTAAATCACAAATTAGTGGAGTAAAGTCTATTAATAAAAGTGGTTTGTTTATTACATTTAAAAATGCAAGTCCATTAATGTATCAAGGTGTAGATGTTCTTCAAACAGATCTTGCTACAAAAATTACTATTGGAGATGGTGGTTTATTTTCTCAACCAGGACAATCAGTAACTAATGCAGATGTACCATATGAATATGGATCATCTCAAAATAGATTATCTGTATTGTCTACACCTGGTGGTTTATTTTATATTTCACAAAATCAAGGAAAAATATTTTCTTATTCTGGAGGATTAAAAGAAATTTCTCAATCTGGTTTAAAGTGGTGGTTTAATTTATTTTTACCATATAACCTTACAATAGATTTTCCTACATATCCTTATTTAGATAATCCTGTAGCAGGTATTGGATGTCAAACATTATATGATAATGAAAACTCAATTATATTCTTTTCTAAAAAAGATTATAAATTATTAGATAAATGGAAAGTACCTGGAGGACAGAGTGTTATATATGTACCTTTAAATAGAAAAGGTACTGGTGACTATTTTCAAATACAAAATCCAACACAACCTAATGGTTCTCCTGGAGCTATTTTACCTGGTACATATTTATTAGGAAATTCTTTATTATTTGAAGATGCATCATGGACAATAAGTTTTGACCCTAAAAATGATTTCTGGATTTCTTTTCATGACTGGCATCCAGATTTAATTATTCCAAATAAAGGAAAATTTATAACAACTAAAAATAATGCAATATGGAAACATAATGATACATGTAATAGTTTTTGTAATTTTTATGATCAAAACTACCCATTTGAAATAGAGTTCCCAATAATAACTGGACAAACAGTTACTACAATAAAAAGTATTGAATATATATTAGAGTGTTATAGAATATCTAAAATTAATTGTGTAGATCAACATCATGTTTTAGATTTTAATTTTGATAATGCTATTATATTTAATTCAGAACAAGCATCTGGATATTTAAATCTTAATTTATTTCCAAAAAATAATGTTACTTTAAGTTTAGACTATCCTAAATTAAATGCTAATCAGAATTCTTTTGACATATTATTCTCTAAAGAAGAAAATAAATACAGGTTTAATCAGTTCTGGGACATTACTAAAGATAGAGGAGAGTTTCCAATAGGATCAGATTATCCTCCAACAGGTCCAGTTATTCCTGGTTCAACTATATTAAATGGAAACTATGATTCTCAAAACATATGGGAAACTTCATCTAATGGCTATACTAAAATTTTAAATCCACTTAATCTTGATTATAATAAATCACAGACACAAAGAAAAAAGTTTAGACATTATTTAAATTTCTTAAATCTTAAAAAAGATATTTCTGGAGATATAAATATGGTAGTAAAAATTGTTAATAGTAAGAATCAAACATCTCAAAGATAATGAAGAAGTACATAACAAAACAATCTGACATAAAAGGAGCTGGTAAAGGTTTATTTACTAAAGCGCCTTTTAAAAAAGGTGAGGTAATTGGATTAGCACATGTTGATGATCAGCCTTATTCAGAAATTGGTCATAACCATAATCATAATGAAGAAAATCCAACAGCTTTTAGTAAAAAAATAAATAATAAAAGATATATATTTGCATCAAGAGATTTAAAACCGGGAGAAGAAATTACTACTAACTATAGATTACAACCTGAGTTAGAACAACCTGAAGACTTTGAAAAAAAGAAAGGTGGCATAGTATCTCTTCCTAAAGATAAACCAGAAAAATCTAAAAAGTTTTCTAGAAGTTTAGATGCAACCAATAGATTATATACAGAAAATAATTTATTTAAAAAACCTAAGTCTAGAAAAAATAAAGTATTTGATCCACATGCTAAATATTATGCAGAAGGTGGAACATATGAAGAAGCTGAATTAACTCCTGAAGAGATAGAAGCTTATAGAGCAGAAGGATACACTGTAGATGATAATGAATATCAAGATGGTGATGATACTGATGCAATGAATGGAATGATGAAAGCCAGATTAGCTTATGCTAATGAGTTTGGTAATCCTGCTGCTAAAAGAATGATCAACCTTCCAGATACTCCTTATCAATTTGATAATGGTGATACTGGTACACATTATATGGCAAGCATGGATAACTATGCTGTACCACAAATACAAGATGAGAATGGTGTATTACAACTTGGAGACTATGGTCCAGAATCTAATGAAGCCATAAGATTTGATTCTGATGAAGATGCTAATTATTTTGCAGAGAATTATAAAGATGTATCTCCAGGTTTTTTAAATGAAAAGCAAAAAGGTGGTGAAAAATTTAATAAATGTGAAAGTGGAGAATACTGGAATGGAACTAAGTGTGTAAAAATTCCTAAAAATACAAGAATAGTATATCATACTGATAAAGATATATATGATAAAGCATTTGCAGCTGAGTCAGATAGTTCAAATTTTTATAATAATGCTAAAAGTGATTTTAATAAAGTAAATGCATTTCAGTCCAGAATTGTTACTCCTGGCTTAAGTCCAACAGCACAAGATAAAGCACGGGATGCCTATTTTAAAGAAAGAGATAGACAAGAAAAAAAATGGCATACAGATAATTCTGAACCAGGTACTACTATAAGTTATAAATATAAAGGTCCAAAATCTAATTTAAAAATAAAACCAGTTGGTTTAGAAAGAAATGATGATGGGTATGCTTTTCCTATATTTAAAAAACCAGTAATACATAATGTTTATGAAGAGCCAATAAAAGAAGAAGAATTTATTCCTATGCCAGTCAAGGTTCCTGATCTTATTGATACAAATACTGGTGATATAATAGGGCAATCAGAACAACTTCTAGCTCCTGAATATTCTCCTAGTTATCCTGAAAATAGGATTGGATATGATAAATATAATAGGTATACTACAAAATCAGGACTTAATAAACGTCAACCAAATACAGGAGGTTTTTATAAAAAAGCTAGCAAAAAAGTAGAAGATATAAAAAACTACATGGAAGGCTATGAAGATGAGGAAGGAAACTATATTCCTGGAGAAATAGAAAATGCTAAAAGAGAAGGTAGACAACTTGTTTTTAAAGGAAACTCTTCTGTAGCTGATAAAAAAGCTCAAGAAGCATATAGTCAAGAATATGATGATTATGAAAATTTAAAAAATTACCAAAATCAAATTATGAATTTGATGCAATATAAATTAAATAAAAAGAAAAAAGGTGGTGCCTTACTTACTAAGAAAGTAACCTGTAAAAAATGTGGTTGGGAATGGGATGCTGCAGATGGTGGTAATGATATGACCACATGTCATAAGTGTGGTGGTAAAGGATTAGTACATGCACAAAAAGGAGGACTACATAAACTTCAAGAAGGTGGAAGTTCTTATTATTCCTATGGTGATAAAAAATATATTAAAAAAAATGATGGTACTTGGCTTGTTGAGTATAATGGTAAATATGTACCTTTAAGTAAAAATGTAGAAGCAAGATCAGCTGAACTTAATAAAAATGCAAAGTATAATCCTAAAACATTAGGTCTTGATGGTAAATATTTAACAGATACACAAAGAAAAGAAATTAAAGCAGATAAAACTAAAAGACAAAAAGAATATGATAATTCTAATTTTCTTAGTAAAATGTGGAATGATAATCCAAAATTTGAAGAAAGAGATAAACTTCTTGAGGGATCATCTTCTGGTCTTAATTCTTATTTAATGCCTACAGGTATTGGTCCTTCAGGATTAATTAAAGGTGTCCAAACTTTAGCAAGTAAAGTTGGTACTTCACCAGTAGTACAAGCTACTAAACAAGCATATAATACAGCTATTCCTTTAGGTAAGACAATAACTTCAGCTACAGCTGGTACATTAACTCCTGCTAATTTAGTAAATCTTGGTTTTGGTTTAGAAGGTGCATACACGGCACCAGAAAATTTATCTAAGTTTATAGCAAATCCTAATTTAGATACAGGACTTGATCTAGGATTTTCTGGATTTGAAATGCTAGGATCTCCTGGAGTAGGAAAATCTATTAAATCAGGATTAGTAAATTCTTGGCAAAAAGGATATAAAAGTAAGTTTGCAGAAGGAGGAGAACCTTGTCCTGAAGATTTTTATTGGAATATAATAACTAAAAGATGTGAACCTGAACTTACTACTGGAAACTTTGATGTTTATGATAAATATCCAAAAGCTACTCCTGTTACATTAGAAGATTTAAATAATTATATACCTTGGCTCCCTTTTAGAGATGATGAAAAATATGGTAATTCTAGAGAGATTGGTTATAATTGGGATGAATCTTTAAACAAGGGCTTGTATCCATTTGAAGAACCTTATAAAGGTAAAATTATTTATAATAGAGATACTAAAGAAATGATGTATCAACCTGACATAGGTAATAAAACTTATAAAGATTCATTACCTATGACAGAAGATTTATTTAATTTTTGGGCTCAGGATCAAGAATATTTTAGTCGTCCTCAATCTTTAAGTAATGTAAAAGATGAATCTGCTCCAGAAAAAAGAATATTTTATGATCCTAATAGTAGTAAATGGTATAATGCAAATGATCAAA